GTAACGGCAGCTTCACATCCGGCCTTGATGGCGTTGTAAGACTGGTCCATCATCCAAGTCAGATTGGTGTTAATGTCCTTTGCGCCAGGCTCAACATTCGCCCATGCGTTATCCGTCTCAGTGGGCAGAGAACCGCCATTGCCAAACGTATTTGCGGCATCAGAGGTGATCTCGTCATAAGCACCGCCAATGGTTTGCTCGGTCATGTCTGCCAGATGAGTTACGCCAGCCTCATTCATGCTCCAACTATTGTCAAAGCACGCACGCATATCATACATCAGCTTCTGGGTGTCTTGACTGGTGTCAGCCCATGCCTGCTCCATTGTCTTTTGAACATTGGTGCTCAGGGTTTTTACACCGCCGCCAACCTTACTCCAGCTGTGACCGAATGCCTTGGAGATCTCGTTCATGGCCTTATTTGTACTATCAACAGAAGACTTATAAGACGCATTCAGCTTATCCGCAATCTCCTTAGACATATCGCCAGAAGTTGAAGCAAGGCTGTTCCATCCGCTAGTATAAATCTTTTGCAGCGAATCGAACATCGTGTTGGTGACATCTTCAACCTGCTCGGCGCTAAGGCCGGTGTTTTCGTTCAGCGCATCAAAGGTATTGTTCACCAGCTCATTCATCTTTTCAGACATCTTCTTGCTGGTCGCTTCAATATCCTTTGTATCCAGACCGAGCTCGCCAGCTACAGATTTCCAGCTAGACTCAAAGTTGCTCGTCATAGACGAAATTTGGCTCTGGGCCGCCTTCTTTGTGTTGCTGGTGGATTCTGTCACTGTCTTAGAAGAGTTAATCTTACCGACCGTAGACATACGATATACAGTCTTAGTGGCCATATAAATCATGCTTTGAACGGCAGCAATGATCGGATTATCACTCTTCTTGAAAATATCAGAGAGTCCAGACATGAACTCGTTTGTATCACCAAGGATCTCATCATACTCGCTCTCGAAAATTGAGCCAACGCCAGCGGCTGCGGCAGCTGCGGCACCACTCAATTGAGCATTCGGACCTTGGGCACTCATACCATCACCGGCAGCGGCACTACCAGTCACTTCGGCCAAGCCCTTTGCCAGCCAGCCCTCTGGGTTAGCACCAATCGCCATCAGGTTGTCGGTTTCCTTTGCAGGAATAACACCGTCACCCTTTTCAAGATAGGTCATGCGTCCCTGATCGGGGTTACGAACAATCAGCTCTTCGCCCTTTTCATCAACGTTTGCAATCTGACCCTTCTTAACGCCACGAGTACCTTTTGCATATTTCTTTGCTTGGAATGCGGGAGTAGGTTCATCAACAGGTGTGTTGGAAACATTACTTGCAATTGAAGCAATCGTAGCAATCAGAGCAACTGCGCCTGCAACAGCGGCAGCGGCAGCAATCCAACCAGCAATAGGAATGGAAGAAAGAGCGGCAGCAATCGCTTGCATCATAGCGGCCATGGCACTGCCAACGCTCGTCACCAGAGTACCAAGTCCGGCGAAGATAGAAGGGAAGAAGCTTACAACGCCAGACGAGATGGCACTACCGATAGACTGTGCGCCAGCCGCAATTGGGCCAAACATACTTCCGATTGTCTCAACAATGCCACCAAGACCAAGTCCTGTCTGACTGTTCAGCAGACCAAATCCTTCTGTGAAGAACGAACCAATGTCACTAAACATCAACCCGGTTTTCTCAGAGATAGATGTCTATGCACCTGAGAAGAACTTACCGATACTGCCAAGATTGTCTTTCGCAGCACCAACCAGTCTCTCAAAGAATCCACCAGATACACGCTGAATATCGCCGGTATTCACTTTTATTGTGTTGCCAAGGATATCCAATGTCGCAGTGGTGCCCGATTTTAGTGCGGCAGAACCAGCCCTGTTCTTACCAGTGATCTAGTTCCAACCGTCAGAAACCACCTTGGCTGCGCCATCGAACATCTTCTTGAAACCGCCACCAAGATCAAAGTCACCGTTTTCGCCAGTGAACATGTTCTTCAAATTGCGGAACAAACCAAAGATTCCACCGCCATCAGTGCTTACACCGCCAGAAGTGAAAAATGTTATAACGTCGTTAAGCGTTTTAAGAGTATTGATTAGTTTTTCGAGATTTGTAATAGCATCACTGACATTAGTAGCAGACTGAATATCGCGCATATTGTCTAGGATACTATTCTTAAAGCCATCATAGTGACCTTCCATTTGCTCAAAGGTCATGGCCTCGAACTCTGCGGTGTATTTTAGCTTCTTCTGATAATCATCCCAACTGGTGCCGATAAGATTATTGGCTTCCTGAACTTTATCCTTGAGCTTGTTTAACCTGTCAATTTCATCTTTCTTCTTATACTCGCGTTTCTTGTCAGATAGGTTTTGCCCAGCTTCACGAACGGCATTTTCATCTGCTTTCCATACGAAGCCCTGACCTCTGCCGCCATATACATGGACAGTCTTATTGGCCTTTGCACGCTCGTATTCATCCTGAAGTTTTGCCAGTTCTATTGCTCGTTCCTGTGCATCATTCTCTTCGTTAAGGGCTTTAATTCGTTTATCGATAACGTCAATCCAAGCATCACCCTGAATCTTTAGGTCATTCGATTTGATCTCGTTGAACTTTTCAAATACACCAATTAGGTCACTTAGGAGGCTCTTAATATTTCCGAGTGTTGTCTCGAAGTTTTTAGCCTTATCTTCTGCGCTTGTAAAGCCATCACCGGATGCAATAGCAGCATCTCTTAATTCACGAAGACGTTGAGCAAGTGCTTTTGTTTCATCTGCGGCATCATACTCATCAATCATTGCGTTCAGTTTTGCAATGAAAAGTTCCTTATATGCTTCTGTATTGAACTTCAGCTGATTACCTTCGAGACTCAAACACTTAATGTAATCATCATCGAGACTCATCAGCTTCTGATAATTGTCGATACTTAGGCCACCATAAGTATTGTACTGAGTGACGATATCAGAGATATCGGAGAAACCACTTTGAAAATGATCAATCCTGTCGGTTGCATAATTCAAAGAAGAACCAATTCCATCAATGCACTCACGAATGCTCATCACGTTGTTTGCAATCTTGGCAGCAGCATCTTCAAAACCTTGTGCAAGATATTCTCCAGCAGCACCACCGGTCTCACGGGCAGACGCCGCAAGTTCTTTCAGATGATCTGCAAACATCTGTTTAAATGCATCGCTGTTGTAGTCAACTTCTCCGGTTTCGGAATTCAGAGCACTAGCATATTTTGGATTTGTAAATAGGTCTGTGTTTTCATATAGATTACGAACAGCCTGATACTGCTTCTCAATGGCATCCATATCCAAGAAGCCAAAGTCGTTATCCTTTTTCTGTGTGCCAACATCGTAAAGATCAGAAAATGCGGATTTTATAGCGTCTGTCTTTTCCTTGGCTTCGTCCATCGCAGTGCCGTATCCCTTGATCGCGTCAGTCAACTGCTCAAAAGAGATGGTTTCAGAATCAACACTGGAATTCAGCCAATCAAGAATCTTATTTAGCTCACCAGCAGACTTGCCACCATCATTAGCTGCATTTGCTTCCTCAAGCTGTGCTCTGACAAAAGTGCGGAATTTTGCGGTGTTAAGCTCAAGTTTTCCATTTTGCTCAGTTAAGCAAGCAGTAAACTTATCATCGACACCAATCAGTGATTTCATCGTATCCGCACTGATATAGCCATACTGGTTATATTCCTTCATGGCCTTAGTCAACGTATCGAAGGCAGAAGCGATATCAGTCACAGACTGCGCAGTAGATTTATTATTCTTGTTTGTCTTATCAGTAGGGAAGCCGTTAAGCTGATTCGTCAATTCTTGACCGCCCTTTAAAGCAGCATTCATATTGGTGTACAACAGAGAAAGCTGAGTATTTGTGCGGTTCGTGATTTCCTCTAGCTTTGCAGGATCGACACCACGTTCGCCAGCTTTTTCGACTTCGTTCGCAAACTCTTGAGCAGCACTATATGTTGCGGTGGCCGCAGTAGCATTTTTCAGAGCGGGGAGAAGATTCTCAAGAGCAGTCTTTTCAGCCTCTGTTTTCTCTTTTAGGTCATCAGTACTTTCAGCTGTGTCATCGGCAGTAAGGTTTGCGACCTCGTGTTGTGCGTTAGACAGAATTGTTGCCGCAGCTTCTGCATATTCAGCGGCAAGCAATTCGGCATAGCTCTGTTTATTTATCTGGAGCTTACCATTAACAAGCTCAAGGCAATTCAAATACTCGGTGTTCATCGTCAGTAAAGACTGAAGGGAATCGAGACTCATGTAGCCATACTGATTGTACTCTTCCATTGCACTGGTAGAAGCTTTATACGCAGACTGGATTTCATCCATTTTGGAAGAAATATCTTCCATCTTCTGTGCGCCAGCAGCCAATGCGTCAACACCATTTGCAGAAGACTGAGCTACAATACCAACTTGAACAAGTGCTTGGATAAACGCATTCACACCGTTTGTGTCAGCAGAGAAGTCCATGTCAGTCAGAGCTTTACGAAGATTTGCGAGAGCTTGCGCTTGCTCGTCTGATAATCCTTCGTTTGTGCCCCATAAGAGCTCGTTTAACTTAATTGCATCAAATCCATTAATCGTATTTTCCAGAGTTTGAATGGCAGAATTTACCTTATCGAAAGTAAAACTGACATCCATACTGTTGTTATTGTCGTTTTGCCAAAAATCTACAGCTTGAAGCTTTCTACGAGCATTCGTATTATTATTGATGGCATCCGTTGAGTCGTTGTAAGAATCTACATCATCACGGAGAGCAGATTGCTCATCAAGCAAGAATTTATACAGACTATGATACGTTCCACCGGCAGCTCGTTCAGCCTCAGTTGTATTGTCAATGACATATTTTAATGCTTTGCCAACCTCGTTGTAATAGTCAACAATAGAATCCGCATCATTTAAATCGTCAGGTCCATAACCACCGAACTTGTTAAAGACATCAATGCCAGCATTTTTAATCTGGTCACCCATATCCATTTCAGGAGCCGACCAAACAGTAAGATAATGCGTCCGATTATTTTTCTTAGCTGTATCAACAAGCTTTTCGCCTTGAGCGTCTTTGTTTTGGGTCAACTCATAACGAGATGCCTCCAACTGCTCCGCTGTAATATCCTGAAGTAAACCAAGCTGTTCCTCGTACTTACCATTCTGAAGATTAAGTTTGCTAAGTTTGTCCTCGTCCAGAGTTCCTTGCTCTTTAGCAAGATCAAGAATCTCTGCCTGAATATCTTTTGCTTGGTCAAAGTCCTCTGTATCCCAACCAGACTTGTCGCCAAGTTCTTCATAAGCACTGACCAAATCCTTTAAAGAGGAAGTGGTGCTCTGCGCAGCATCGGCGGCTTCCTTGGATTTCGTGGCCGCAGTGTCAATACGCTGAGAATATTCAACAAATTTCTTTGTTATCCACGACAGTGCAAAACCAATGCCAGCGCTTAATGCGGCATTAAGTAAAATAGCTCGTGCCCGAAGCAACAACATACTGAGTGACAACTTGTTTGTTGCACCCTCGGCTCCCTCTGCTTGAACTTTACTTTGGATTAAAGCTGTGGTAAGATTACTAATAGAAGGCCTTGCTCCGTTTGCCGCTTCTTTACACTGATTGTAAACTGCAACTAAACGCAAAAATTTCTTGATTATTGTGTCCCAAATGCTAGATGTCGTATCTGTTCCATTAGTAGAAAAGAAAGTTAATACCAATCTACTTTTATGAGGAGAGAGTTATGAAAAAGATAGGATACTGTCATTGGTGTAACAAATATGCCGATTTAAATTATGGCTTTTGCCCGTTTTGCTCAAGTCAACTTATATCAATCAGTGCATGGAATAAAATGACCAACAAAGAAAGAGAAGATTGGTTAAATAGAAATCCTAGACACAACCCTCCTAAAAAAATGTGGGGTGTTAATCTTGACTCCGCAGAAAAGGAAAACAAACAAGCCTGCGCTCAACTTGAAGAAGAAGCTCGCCTCGCTCAGTACAAGCCAATTTGCCCAGTATGCCACTGTCCTGATTTGGAGAAAATCTCCGGCTTTGACAAGACTGTGGATATAGCGGTTTGGGGCGTATGGTCGAGAAAGGCACACAAGCAGTTTAAGTGCAAAGCGTGCGGATATGAATTTTAAAGGAAAATAAAAATGCTTCAAAGAACAACAAACGGTGTCCCTCAAAAAGATTTTTGTCTTCATTCTCCTGCAAGTGTAGAATTCAACGGAAAGGAAGTTCGTGGACTTACAGCTTATTGGGATACTGGAAGCTCCGTATGCTGCATTGCAAGAGAAATTGCCAACAAACTTAGCTTACCCATCATGCCAACCCAACAAGAAGTTAAGTCAATCACAAACTCTAAAATGGCTGACATTACTGTCTGCACATTAAAAATTGGATATGGCGATGACATAATCCTTCCTGATACATTATTTTGCGTTATGGACCCAGAAGATTTTGAATATGAACTTCTTATCGGACAAGATATTATAGGATATGGAGAACTACATACCAAATACAATCCATCAATGGAACGGATTAGACTTGAGTTTGAGATTGACCCTTCTGTGATTCCAGACCCTGAGATTTAAGTATAGCCTTCCACCGTGAAAAAATTCGTTTCCGTTCTTCCTGAGTAAACGGATGCATCTTCCGTACTCTAACGGAAACAATGTTAAAATAGTTCATTCAAGCACCTCCGATACAAAAGAGAGATGAAATCTATGGAAAAATATGTACGGTATTGTCCATTTTGCGATAAATACTATTCAAGATGGGACTTATTATGTGCTTTTTGTATTCGAGACAATATTTTGCTTATAGAATGGAACGAAATGACAAAAAAACAAAAAGAAGAATGGAAAAATAAAACTAAGCCAAGGAGAAGTATTTCTGAAATAAATCCAGATACTCTCAAAAAACTTCAAAAGAATGCCAATACTTTCGATTCCCAATATAGAGCAGAACTGGAAGAAAAGGAACATCCTAAATACACCCCAAAATGTCCTGTCTGCGGTTCACCAGACTTACGCAAGATCAGTGCAACCTCAAAGGTTCTGGATGTTGCTTTCTGGGGCTTTGCCGCTGGCAAGCCAAAGAAAACATATCACTGCAACAACTGCGACTATGAGTTTTAATCCTCCAACAAATACAAACTCTCAGAAAAGAAAGTTAATATCGGTTTGAGAGGAGAAATCAAAAAATGGAAAAATATGTTAAATACTGCCCGTTCTGCGATAAATTTTATTCAAGATGGGATACATTGTGTGCTTTTTGTATAAGAGATCTTATTTTATATGAGAACTGGACTCGAATGAAAGAACGAGAACAGTACGATTGGAAAGCAAAAACCAATCCTAAAAGAAATATCTCAGAGATTGATAAAGAGCACCTAAAGAAAATACAACTCAAAGCTACCGAATTTGACACTCAATATAGAGCTGAATTGGAGGAAAAAGAACATCCAAAGTATGTGCCCACCTGCCCAACATGTGGTAGTCCTGATATTGAAAAAATATCCGGTACGAGCAAAGTGGTTGACGCTGTTGTTTGGGGATTCTGGTCAAAGAAAGCAGGGAAGACCTTTAGGTGTAAAAATTGTGGCTACGAATGGTAAGGATGTGACGTTAAAATGTCCTTGGTAATGGCTATCGCCAACAAGAATGGTATTGTTGTATCGGGTGATTGGCGTGCTATGAAATATTGGCGTCAACCTGATGGCGGAGACCCTATCTTCGTTCGTTCTATTGATCGCTTTCAAAAAATATATCGCACGAAATCCAACCATTGTATAGGCTTTTGTGGACACACAAAACTTGACAATGGCAAAGAACTTGGCGAAATACTTCAAAAAATAATTGAAGTGTTTGACAAAGACTATTCCGTTACGCAAGAGTTTTATATCTTACTTAGAACACTCACACAAAATGCCATTAAAAACGATATTGCTTTTATGGTTGCTGGATATGAGAACGACGAACCTAAAATAATCACATACTCAATAGACAAAGAACCAATCCAAAATCATATCTTAAACGGATGTGCTTTTGCAGGCATAGGTGTTCCAGAGTATATCAGCAAAGTCAGTAATGTATCTCGTAAAGAAATAGAGAAAATGTCATTAAAAGACATGATTCGTTTTCTCAAAAATACAAACAACGATATTTACGAATATATGAAAGCGGAAGGTGAGGAACCTGTAATTAGTCGTCGTTGCGATTTATTAGTTCTTCAACCCGGTGAATCGCAATGGATACTTCCTCTGGAACGTCAGAAGTGGGTGGTAATGTAAGCGGCTCACTGCCAAAAGCAGACCATGCATGGCAGTCATCTTTTATATTCACGCAATTCACCTCCGTCAAAAGAACTTGATTAGAAAGCCCGGCAAACAGTTTCACTGCAATAATTGTGGATACGAGTGGTAAGTCACAACTGACTAAAATGGCATAAATAAAGCGCCCGGAAGTGAGTAATCATCCGGGCGTTTTACTTTATTACTTTCTCTTTTTACCTTTATGCGGCATACTACCCTTTCGAGCAAGAACATTTTGTGCCGCGAGTTGCTGTACATAATCGGTCTTCTTTTGAGAAGGCGTTCTAAATGTAAAGGTAGTCTTTCCATTATAATTGCTGACAGAAAAATCTCCCTTTGATATTACGTCCATTCCAACAAGAAGATCGAGTTTCTGGTCTCCAATCTCGGAATCAATAACATACCAGTCATTCATCTCAAGATCGTTTGGAAGAGTAATATTAACCATATAGGTGTTTACAATTTTTGGACCAGATGGAGTTTTGATTTTCTGTTTTCCAAGAGATACTAAATCTAATTTATCAACAACATCTTTTGAAATCGCACTACAAGTTGCACCAGTATCCCATAATGTGATACAATCAATAGTTTTCCCATTGTATGAAATCTTAGATACGGTACGAAGCTTTGTTAGAATGCAATCGCTACCTTGGGTGAACGCTCTCTGATGGGCATCGCTCATTAACTTCCAACATCCTTTACATAAAATTCATTGATGCTATGCTGTCAATATGCATATGCCCATCAGCGTAACATTTCTGAACAATAAAAGACCCGACAGGCTCATGTTTTAACGTCTCTTTAACTCCAGCTGCAAAAGAAGGATAAACTCCAAGAATTGATTCGTTCTTTATCGCAACAAAAGCATTTCCGTATTTTTCACATAGAGAGGCATAATTGTCGGTAAACCATTTATAATCAGAAGTTTGGCTTGCTGCATTTGTCATAACTATCACCTCTTTATATTATGCTACCACAATGGGATTTTATTGTCAACTATTAAAACACCCGGCCTCCCAGCAGTAGGGAAGTCGGGCTTGTTCATTATGATGGCTGAGCCGTTGTTATTTCAGCAGTTCAGCGATTTCTTCGGCAGTCACACCATTTGCCAGTGCATTGGCAACAATATCTTCTGCCTTTTTACGATTCAGCTCTGCCGCAATCTTTTCGTCAGCATCAGCCTTTTTCTTTTCGAGCTTTACAATCTCTTTGTTGAGTTTTTTCAACTCTGCTTCTTTTGCTTTACGCTGAGCGTTCAGTGTAGCGATATTATCACCAATAGTTGCAATCTCCTGAGCAATAGATTTTGCGGCAGTATTCTTTTCAGCGATCTGTGCTGCGTAATCGATACCATCGAGAACCTTTGTTTTATTCTTGCTTCCTTTAGGACGTGCCATAATAAAATACCTCCGTATATTTTAGATACGCGATTGTACTTATATTATAGCCAGAATATTTCAGAAAAGCAACCTCTTTCTCTATGTATTATAAATTACATTATAGTGGTATTGACATGTCCGTGTCGATGCGTGTATAATAAGTAGGCAATCAGGAGTTCCACATCGAACTTGTCCAATCATAGATGTAAAAATAGGCGGTCACCCTCCCAGTAGCCGGAAGGCAAGAAGGAGCGTGTATTTCTTTAACTGCCTTCCGGCAATATTGTCGGAAGGAGGATGTTGCCATGAATTTTGACATTCAGACTGTCTACTATGTCGCAATGCTGTTCTTCGGTTTTGCTGGCTTTGTTAAGACTGTTCTTGAGATTTTCAAGATGCTACATCATCACAGCGAGAGCCGTGATAAGTAAAAGAGCCGCCTATGTCCAGTAGGCAGCTCTTCATTGGGATTGAAATTGTCCAGATTTTAATTCCATTTGTTTGATGCTAACCGAGGGAACCGTCTATTGGAACTCTTGGTTGCTTTTATTATACACTTTTTAGAGTACGCTGTCAACGAACAACAGTGTACTTTTTCTTTTTATTCAATTATTCAATCATTTTTCTCTTCCTTATATCGCGCCAGAGAAAGCGCGTCTCCTCGTTTCCACCTACTTCTTTAAGTCGTCTGATTACGTCTGAGGTGGACTTCTGAACTTTCGTCCAGAACTGACTATCTTTCCAGTGGTTGCTCACTGACCCTTTTTAGTCGATGACCCTCCACCCATCCTACATTATATAATAGGGGAGTGGATCGGCTGCTGACCGCCCATTGTAAACGCTACTTAGCACTCGATGACTACCATATTTTGACAATACGATAAAACCGAGCTTTTATCTCAGCATATAGCATCCATATCCTTGTTTCTATCTTTCGATTCCTATATTATATAAATATAACAATAGGCGATATGGCTCTTAGGGTTTCCCAGCACTCTAGGGGCTATTTTATTTTTAAATGGTGCCGCATCCTATATTTTATACACAACAAATATAAGAGGGCATATTAACTTTACCCGCACCATTTTTGAGCTTTCCGCTCATCTGCATTACAGACAACACGCCAGAGATGGTAGCTGTCAGAGTGGGTAATGCACCGGCGGCTTTAACTGCACCATCAGCAATGTCAACAGTAGCAGTCGCGAAGTCTACAAAAAATTTAATCAAAGAACTGTCAAGTAAATCCTGACTCAGTTGCTGGAACGCACTATCGAGTTGTGCGAGTTTACCAGTTATACTGGAAAGGTAGACTTCGTTCTCTTTTGCGGCTGAACCTGCGCTTTTAGCCGCATCCTTCATGGATTTTTCAGCAATCTCAAATTGGCTCAATACGGCTGCCACCGCATTCGCATTGCGCTTTCCGCCAAGCATTTCAGTAACATTCGCACGAGTAACATCAGACAGGCTTCCCCAAACCTCAGAGATTTCCTTCAAAATATCGTATGTACTCTTGAACTGTGTACCAGCAGCGTCCTTCATGATATCAACGCCAGTAAGCTGTTTTAATTCAGAACGAAGCTCAGAAACAGAGTTAGCACATCCATCCGAAGACTCGCCCATATTTTCGAGATCCGTTTTGGCTGCACGCAAATACATACTGACGGTTTTTAGTGTTTGTCCGGTAGATTCTGCGTTTTGAGTAACAGAGTTCATCGCAACACCAAGCGAGATCGCCTGGCTTAAATCATTTCCAGCTTCGTGGAGGGCGGCTCCACTACGAGTTAAAATCTCAGAAATATCAGAGGCACTTGCGGGTTCGTTATTAGCGACCTCGTTAATCAGGTCGGCCACCTTTTGAGCATCATCCGCCGCAAGATCAAATCCTTTTAGAATCGAAATCATGTAAGACGAAGCGTCTGCAATATTTTCGATTCCATCACCTACGTTAGCAAACAATGTGCTGACACGAGCAAGCTCTTCTGCGTCTGGTAAGCCATAACCCAAACGAGCCCAATCTGCGGTTGCACTTACATAATCAGAAATGGATGCACCGAGGTCACGAGATGTTTTTGCTGCCCTATCAGAAAACTGAGAGTACGCTTCCGTGCTTTCTGTTGTAACTTTCTTGAGCTCCACCATGGAGTCGTCTATCTCTACGACATTATCATAAACCTCTCGCAGACCTTGTTTGACCATTGCAACGCCAGCCATAGCGATGGCGGTCTGGAAGTGCTCTTTGAATAGACGAGACAGTTTTTGACCAAGAGTTTCAGCGGCGATGCCAGCGCTCTCCATGTTGATTTTCAGTTCTGCAAACTCATTACTCAGAACATTAAACGGCTTAGACTGTGCTTTTGCTGCATCTCGAATATCATATAGACGTTTCTTTAAGTCTTGCCTCTTGTCAAGATTATTTAGAGTCTCCTCGTACTTATTTATAGTTGTAACAAGGTTACGAAGATTCGTTGACTCATTTGTTGTACTCGTGCTTTCTTGAAATTTTTTCTTATACTCTGTCAGTTTTTGAGAAACATTTCCAAGTTCATTCCCAAGTGCCTGCAACTGTTTAATAAATTCTGTTGGATTGTGTTGAACCGCTTTTAAATTTTTAAGACTAATATCAAGGTCATGTAACGCACCGGAGTCTGCATTCTTTGTTGTATCGCCAAAAGCATACTTTTTTAACTCTTTGTTTTTTGCAACATCGGAGCCCATTGCAACATTACGCAATCCTTGAATCGAATCGGCCACATCTTCTATTCTCTTTTGCCGTGCAGTTGCGGACACACTTAGATTTCCCTCGGCTTTAATGGCCTCGTTGATCTGGATATTTATTTTCTCCCAGTCAACAAGAATTTTACTAAGTGTCTCAGCATACTCTTTGGACTGTGGATTTAATTTATCAAGATTTCTAAAACGAGCTTCAAAACTTCCGTCTTGGTCATTGCCATAACCAGAAATCTGCCTGTCAAAACTACTAATACCATGAGCCTTTAACTTCGTTTGCTGTTTATGAATATTGTCAAGAGTAGAAGTAGCTTGCCGTTCGAGCTTTTGATATTCTTTTGTATAATCAGAAACCTGTTCTTTTGCGATATTGAAGCTTGTCTTTAAACCATTTACACCAGACGCATATCCTTTTGAAGTATGGTCTTTATCAAGGGCATTGATTTGGTCTACTATGTTCTGAAGATTGGAACTTAATTTTTTTGCTTCTTCCGTAGTTCCTTTAATTGAACTCTTCCATTCGATAGTTTTTGCTTTTGCTTGCTCAACAAATTTTTCTAATTGTTTAATCTCTGAAGCACCAGTAGTATCAATCTTCGTGGAACCAGACTTTCCGGTATCAACATTAACTGTCTGCTTTGCCGCAGATTGCATAGCCTTTTTAAGCTGTGCAGTCACTTTACTCTGGTCGATTTTGACATCAAGCGTGACCTTTGGAGTTTTTAGTTTTCCACTCTTGACTACCTTATCAAGTGCATCATTTATATTACGGATAGTGTCGTTTTGATTTACTCCAAAAGCAATTTTTACTGGTTTTTCTTTATAATGCTCCTTAACAGAATTAAATTGCTGGTCTAATTCTTTTTTATTTGTGTCAATAACAACCTTGACCTTAATGGCTGTTACGGCAGAAGACTCTGTGCCAGTATTTTCTTTTTCATCCATACTGTTGGTCACCTCTCTTTTCCATTTTCAACAATTCCTTTCAAAATAAAAAAGAGAAGCGGCCAGCTTCTTCAAGCCAGCCTCCTCTCATTCAAATTTTCCAAATAAATTGTGATATTACAATTCATGTAATGCGGTTTTTACGATCATAGCCGCTTCAACTTGGACTTTTGAAATAAATGGACGTGCAGGACGCCTTGGTTTATTTTCCTTCGGTCGTCCCATTCGATTCCACTCTGCAATATCCATCCACAAGCCATGCTCAATCCAATTAGCAAACATTGTTCCTTCTAAGGCTGCATTATCTCCTTCTCTGAATGGTGTTTTACACCACGATTCCTGCGGTCTTGCAACATCCTTTACCGTCATGGTCACAACATTATTGTCAGTAGTAACGCTACTTACGATATTTTTTTTGCTTTCGATTCCGTCAGACCGTCCACTCTTCGAGTGTACGTTTTCTACAATGCTCGCTTGTAGTCTCGTTTCAATTTCCGGCGCAACACCTTCAAGGATGTCTTGAACGCCGCTAACCACACCGGCCAGTAAATCATCAAAGTTCGTATACGAAGAAGCAAGACTTCCCATTCATTCCACCTCAAATCTCAAACCGATCCTTTGCAGACTGAATCTTTGTCGTATCCTTTTTGATGTAATACTTGTTGGTCACATCCGTGCCAGCATGGTTGAGCAGGGAAGAGACATCTTCCAGACTCATACCAGCATTCTTCAGCAAGGTAGCACCACTATGCCGGAAGTCATGTGGGTGCAGCGTAGGCTCGTCAATCATCTCACCAATTTTCTTACACCAATCACCAGCTGTGCTTGAAGTAATCGGCATCCATGCACCATTGATTTTCGTACCAACAAACACATAACCTCCATCCTCAATATCATGCTCAGTGCGGTATTCTTTCAGCTCTTTCAAAAGCTCAGAAACTTCCTTGCTGAACATCAGATCAACAATTTTTCCTTCCTTTTCCAGAACGTCATGCACCATACGGTTCTCGTAGTCGATAGACTTCCAGAGTGTATTCCGCACAGCATTGACACGAGCCATCGTTGATAGCGAGAACATTGCGTACAGACGAAGCGTCATCGCATTATCCTTCATGTGAACAGTGGTCGCAGATTCAACCAGAGCGTTCAATTTCTCTCGCATCAACTTAACCTCATCAGGCGTAAGGTATGTCTGCTTCACAACAGCCACATCCTTGGTCGGTCGGTCAATGAACTCCATCGGATTTTCTTTGATGATTTTCTTCTTGCGAAGATACCGATACAGCGCAGAAATCGTACTCATGCGCCGCTTCATACGAGCAGAGTTATTTCCATGCTTCTTACAGTAGAACAGAAATTCCTCAATATCCTCTTCTTCAAGTTCCGTCACAGGGGCATTGCCCTGATTGTCCAAAACATAAATCATCCACTGTTTGAAATCCGATTCATAATTATAAACAGTAGACGGGCTGAGATCACGGATGCCCATATCATTCTCATATCTATCCCAGTATTTCAAAGACACTGGGTTTACCTTCTTAAACTTCTCGGCATCCCATAACTTCAGCGGTTTACTTCTTGTAGCCATATTAAAATTCCCTCCAACCCACCTCTAAAAGTGTTTATTCCTTTTTATCTTTTGCCAGCACAGCAGAGATCTCCTGCTTATTGTCCAGCAGGGCAGAAGTTACTTCAGAAAACTTTTCAACATCAAAGTCTTTCAAGTTACCCTTCACATCATTCAAATAGTTCTCCATAAAGTCAACGAAATCAGAAATAGGGTCAGGCTTCTTAATAATCTCGTTGAGCTTGCCACAGAGACCAAGGACAAGCCATTCTTTATGAGAACGGTCAATATGCTCGTGAACAGCCTTCTCCAGAGAATCGTACTGATCCCAGAATGCAGAAGTATCACAACCAGCCTTGTTAATCTTGAAGTTAAAAGACTCGTAAGCAATACGCGGCCACTCACTCTGCGGCTCACTACGATAATCATAATCCGCAAAATACTTTAGAACGGTTAGCCGAAACACCACATCAAGCAATGCGGGCTGATAATCACCGTCAATAGTACATGCCTTAACTACTTCATCAAGAAACTCATTTCGCTCCTGAAAATTTAAAACCTTCATTTTATCTCCCTTTCGTCTGTGCTTGCTTTAATTTCTTTCGCTCTTTTCGAGCTTTTTTTAGGTCGTCGTAATCGACCCAACCTCCATCAATTTTGGAGTATGTGATCCAGCGGTAATCTACATCAGGATACTTGAACCAGAACATCTTGCGCTTCATCAGCGCAACACTATCAGCGAATCCTTTCGTATCAATCACTTGTTTGCTGCCATCTCGATATGTAATTTCATAGTCCGCCACATAATCAATCTTCCGCACCGCTACGTCATTTCCGTCCTTATCGACCCGGCGGAACGCTTCCTGCAGAAGGAATGGGACTTGCTTACGACACTCTACAATTTCGCCGCTTGCCAGCCTTGGCAATACAATATCTCGATAAAACAACATTTCTGCCTTACTATCATAAACTACGCCGTCATATGTTCTATCTGCTGGATTCTTACTGACATTAAACTTTGTCCTGTTCTTTTTCTCCATAAAACCACCACGAAAAACGAAGGGGCGGTTATGCCCTGCCCTTACGATTTGATGTTCTCTTAACTACCGGCTTCACGGGCGTCTCATCATTTACATCACTAGATGACTCATTCTCAGCCTTTGCAGGCTCATCCATGATCTCATGGAAAACATCACGAACAGCTGGGATAAAAGTCTCTACCTCGGCTTTCGTAACATTCTTGTACTTGCGCATCAAAAGAGTAGTCAGATCTGCTTTTGCCGTCTCTTTTGAAATAATTCCCTGACGATACTGGTTTACGGCAGTCCACACAAGAAAGTGCGGCTCAGTGTCGCAAATCATTCGCCAAGGATTAAGACGCGCATCCTGCTCGCAATGCGGGCAAACCGGATATTCTTTTCCGCAAGTACGGCACCAATTCAGATTTGCCATTAGGCAGCAGCAGTCTCAATACGGAACAGGCGCTTGTCTTCAGAGCAGTATTCCTGAGTAGCGCTAATCTTGACCGGATGAGCCAGCTCATTAGTGAAAGTCATATCGATAGCATTATCCATCTTGGCATTCGGGAAGATGATACGCATCAGCTTCTTATTTGCCTTATCGCAGGGATTGTAGCAGAATGCCTCAATCACAAACTCGCCCTCGGTAGAGAACTTATCGGCACTATCATTGATAGCAATGCCCTCCTCGCTCTCGTACTGATACTTCACAACAAAGCGGTCGCCAGCCTTCAGGTTTGCACCAGTGGGCAGAGTAACCTCAGTGCCAGAAACAGAGAACTGAGATTCGGCTGTCTCACCCAGCTCAAAGGTCTTAAGTGCATTGCCCTGACCATCGACCAGATCGATGTACTTAAAGGGGGCATTTGTAACAGAAGTCTTGGGGGTATGGGTCAGAGACAGCTTCTTGCCGTCAGCAGAAGTCAGGTACTCAACAGTGGTAAAGACCTGCTTTGCCTCAGAGGAAGCAACCTCCTTCTTGGAACCCATCTGCTCTGCCAGGGCACCCAGATGCATCAGAGCATTAGACCAATCTGCCTCTGCAGTCTTGCTCTTATCGAATGCCATGATATTAACGCCCTGTGCATCCTGAGCGTAAACGGTCTCGCCGCCAAGAGTCAGCTTGAAATCCTTAACCTGATTCATGGTCCACAGACGCTTGCCGTTCAGATCATACTCGTGAATGCGATGAACGCGGTCAATAACGACCTCATTAAAATTAAAATCGCTCATAATATTCTTCCTTTCAATTTATTTGGATAAAAATAAAAGAGCAAGGTCAATCAACCTTGCTCGTCCAATCCAGTTGTGCTTTTGGAATCTTTCCAAATTCCACGGTGCCAGCGTAAACGCCATGCATCGTATTGTCGTAACTTTTTATTTGCTGAATCTTTCTTACATGATTCATAAATACACTCATAGGGTAATCCATAGCCTTGAAGTAATCCGCTTTAAAGCCAGACGAACACGCCATCGAGAGCACAAGCTCCGCAAGGTGTGGTTCATAACGCTTAATTTTTTGATACTCCAAGTTGTCTCTGGCTTCCTCTATCATTGCAATTCTTGTCGGTTCGTCAGCAGCAAACTCGGAATGCTTTTCAATTCCATTCGCAGCACATAGGTACTGAGAAATCGTTTCATACACCACATGGTCAATACGAGTGTCCGTAAGCCTGTTGTGTAATACGATCTCACCACTTATGTTATCTTTCGCCATCATAAACCCAGAAGTGTCCATATCGCCAAGCAAAATAGACATATCTTGGTCTTTATTGCCTATAAAAAGTTGCCGGAACATTTCAAAGTCCGAAATCTTCTGCCAATCAATTCCAACAGAGTCAAGCTGTGCTTTGTAATCGCTCGATGTAGAACAGAATAAATAAACCAACTGAAAATACTTTTGCTCACCATAATCGATGATGTCACCGACCGAAGGCATGTGAATCGTAATTTTGTCGTTGATTTTAAAGTCTCTTCCGCGCATCAAGCTTGGCTCGTACATTTCCCGAAGCTCCATCAGCCACACCCCACAAGGTCATCCAAATCCTGCGTCTTGAACGTCATAATTCGCACACGATGGTGTAAATCCATATTGTCCTCGATATTGGATGTGATTTTAAGCTGTTTGATTCCAAAAATTGTACTGCCGTGTAGTTCTTTTTCCACAAGACCACTCAGATAGTCAACTCGTGTTGCACCACCATGGCCCTTCATTTTCATCAGCGCCTGGTTCACAATAACCCACACAGTAAGTGTGAAGTTTTCATACCAGTCGTTGACGTTGCTTCGGTCAGTCATATTTACCTTAAAACAAATATAGCTGTGCGCTGCCTCAATCGTGTCAGGAATATGGAAGTATGGGAAGATGTATGTATAAATCGCCTCGTCAGGCTCTTCAATGTCATCATTGCCCATCGCTTCAACAAGCCCATCAGTATTAACCAGCTTCAAGGCAAATTTGTTTTTATAATCAGTAATCAATTCACTCGTTGTCACAGCAAACTCACCACCTTACATTCAATGGATGCATTTGCTGTACCATCTGCATTCGTCAAAGAAATTCTTACAGTTGCGCCGTCCATGATACTATTATTTAAAATACGAATTTTAAAAGTACCATCGTCGGCAGCCTGCACCTCAACAAATTCCTTGAATTCATCAAGACATTTTGTGCTCCACACAGGAGTCTCCGCAACCTCTTCTCCAGTGATGCTTGTAAATACAGGAGTGAATTTCTTCCAAGAACCACCAACACGAACTTCCGGCTTGCCTGCATACTTAATAGCAGCAGTCACCTGAGAGTCAGTATCCGGCTCATTGCTCTTATTCGGCTCAAAGTAATCACAAATCATTTTCTCGGCATTATCCGTCTTACTGTTGTATTGATCCTGACGGATATTCAATACAAGGAATCCCTGCGTCTTACCATGTAACTCATAGCGCTCTGTGCTCTGGTCAACAGAAGTCGTAACATATGTTTTCGGTTCTCCTTTGATAATTTCCAGCATAAAGCGCTTATCAAGGTCAATCAACGCAGTCTCGTCATCAAAAGGCATCTGCACCTTATACTCACGCTGACTTAGTGAAGTCACCACAAGCTCCTTGTTGTTCGCGTAGTATGGCTTACTCAGCGTTGCCCAGCGAGAGACTATTTCACCAGTAATCGGGTTCTGCCATTGAATCTGACGGTTACACAGCTCCATTTTCCCACGAAGAAAAATCTCATCATTCGGTTCAATCTCTGTGACAAGCCATTTGCAGTTGTAACAATCAACAATGTCGCCAAGATTCAAAGAATCACCAGGATAAGCCCAGATTTTCTTTTCCTTAGCAATACTATTACTGCGACTAACAACCAGCTTCTGAGGTAAACCATTCACAAGAGCATTATCCTCATAATCAACGCTATCTTTAAAATGTGCAGCAAAATCTCGCTTTGCAAAAGCAATTTTGACATCCTTTTTGTTAGACATTTTTGCGGCACCACCAACAGCTCGTGCCCTTGTATAAAAGTCCATCGGTACACCTCCTTACTCAGAGTAGGAAGCGTATGTATCATAGTCGATGGTCTTACGCTTACGGGTCGAGCGGTCTTTTGCCATATAGTTGTCTAACATCGTCATATTCTCCTCGTGAATGTCTTTCACAAGAGCACGAATACTCGTGCGCTCATTAGCAGGGGAGAATACTTGTAAACTCGTAGGAAGGTCCTGTGCGCTAAATGCTTTCAACTTCCCAAACTCACGCTTAAAATGTTGCTCCAACATCAAATGCGCTAACATATCAATCTCATCGAATGTGAGATCTGAATTAAACTCTTCTAGTTCTGAATCGTAATCATCGAAACTAAAATCCTCTTCCGGTTCAATGTTTCTGGTAATCACAGAAAGTGACTCCATCAAATAACTTTTTGCACGGTCATGTACAAGATCTCGCACTTCATTCTCGCTCAGGTCAAAATACTGAAAGAAATTACTATCAGTTTCGACCAGCTCGTAGAACTTGTCGTATATTTCCGAAAATGCGGTCACATTATCCCTCCAATCTTACTCGGCGGGAACAACCTCCGCCTTTTCTGCCTCTGCCTTCTTACGGCCACGCTTGACAGTAGTCTTTTCTACAGAATTATCCGGTGCAACAGTCTGTGCGCCTGCCATCATAGCCTGCATCTGTGCCATCATAGCCTGCATCTGTTTCTGCATTTCAGCCATCTGATTCTTTGCAGTTTCAAGTTCGGCCTGAACATTATCATCAGGCTTAGTCGCAGGAACAACAGACAGCTCGCTATTACGCTTGCCAGCACGCAGCTCCTTATAACGCTCATCAATCAGGCGCTTGACCTTAGTAGACAGGTCTTCACCGGCATTGGTCATACGATAAAAGCGACCACGGATACGCTCAAACTGAGCACCATCCTTGATGTCAATCATACGCTGAAGATTCTCGACAGTGGGATTCAGAATCGCGTCGTCGATATCTTCAATGAACAAAACATCGTCACCCTTAATTCCAATAGCCTTAAAGATTTCATTCTGCTCTTCAGGGCGAAAACGCAGAATACCATTCTTGAACGCAAAACAAGTGCTGTTCATATACATGATCTCTTCCGGCGGAATAGGAATCACACAAGGCTCTTCCACACTACCGGGCTCGAAAGTATAACCCTTACCGTTCAGTGACGAAATGGTAACCACGTTATCGTCGCAGTTCAGAACGTCAATAAACTTCTTTTCCATCACGGAACTCATAATTTGTCTCCTTTTCTATAAAAGCGGAGACCGCAAAGTCCCCGCTCAAATTTGCCTTTGGTAAAACTAAGGATTTATTACTTCTGCAGAACAATCTTAGCGACACGCTCAGGATGAGTGATGCAGTAGCCATAAGAGAAGTCCTTCAGCATCAGGTGAACCTTCTCGTTATTGTTGTCGTAATCCTCATAAGTATGGGTTTCACCCTTCATATCAAGGTTACCCACAACACCTCCGATTCCGAAGATGCGGGCATCGGGTAGAAGCATAGAGCCATCACCCAGGCGCTTTGCAGAACTAATGCCAGTGACAGCAACACCATCGTAAGTCTTAACCAGACCATAACGGTTAAACTCGTCCTTAGAAGCATCAGACAGATACTGAGCATAGCCAGTCATACGACGCATCTTTGCACAATACTTCTGCAGGCTGACGGTAAACGGATTTGCACCATCTGCATACTCATTCAGATACAGGGTCAGTGCGTCCATAGCCTCCACAGTGGGTTCCTTACCGGCAACAGTAATAAGCTGATCGCCACCAGTAATCATGTCATCAACCATGCCAAAAATGTCATAGAACATCTTATTCTTCAGAGTCTCGCTCATATAGGTGGTCAGTGTAGCAATGGACTTCCAACCATTCCGGCGAATCTCATTGAAAGAAATATCAGTTTCCACCTGAATGTTCTTCCAAGTAGGCTTAATAACCTCAAAGTGCAGGTAAGACTTCGGGACATTACCGCCCTTAGCGGCCTCATGCGCAACCAGTGTGTTCTTCACGTTGCGCTCTGCCTGATAATCATCATTCTCGCCAACGTTGCCACGAGTAAACATGGCATCCAGCAGCTCGTCGGGAGCATTGTAGGTGTCGTCGGTCACGGTACGATTCACAAACTGAGCAATCTCGCGGTCGGGGTCGCCTCTGTCAATCAGCTCGTTGATATGTGCCTCGCAAATCTCTGCAATCTCCTTGTCTTCGGCATCCATGGGCAGATTGTACTGAGTCTTCTCAGCAACACTATAAACACGACCGGGCTTCTTCATCAGCTCAGCCACTTCAATATTCAGTGCCATAATTCATTTCCTTTCTCTTCGCGCAAAAATAAAAGCCGTCGCTCGAAAGTGACGGTTTTAAATTTCACGTATCATATTTCTCAGCTTAAATTTTTAATCAAGCAACAGTCTTTGCAACATCCAGCACACGAATAACAATCAGCTTGTGGCCGTTATCATCCATAATGTCATGCAGCTCATAACGAGACGCATCAGTAGCAACATCCCACTTGCCGTCAGTGCCAACCTTCAGCACCTTACCCTTATTGCCATCAATAGCAATACCGGAAGCATACTGGTCAGTACCGTACTGCTCACCAACATACAGAGGAACCAGCTTAACAAACTGGTTTGCCTTAATAGCAGTGACCATCTCATCATAGTCATCAAAATTGGTCAGGCTAGAATAAATGCCCTCCGGGTTAAACTCATGTGCGACCATGTACAGGTCATCAGAGGTCTCAGCAGAGGGCAGAACAACTTCGCCCTTAACCAGCTGAACACCCATACCGGTGACCATAGCGACCTTTGCGGCATAGTTAGCGGGAATATTCTTCGCGCCGTTCACCATCAGTTCACGAATCATAATATTTTTCCTTTCTCTCAAATGTTATTACTTACCCAAATATTCCCGCCATGCGTCACGCTTGTTAGCGTTAGTGGTGTTATACTTGGTTTCATTCAAATTCAGCTTGATACTCTCAGACTTATGTACCTCAGAGGTCTCAATCTTCTTTTCAGTAGCCTTCTTGGCAGCTTCAACACAACGCTCGGCAATCACACTCTTAATGCCGGTCTCATCCAGATTCTCAATCAGACTTGCGTAGTTGCCACCCTCGGAAACTTCAGCTTCAGTAATCATCTTGCTGGAGATTGCGTACTGACGCAGACACTCCTTCTTCTGTGCAAGCTCTGCAGCCGCTTTTTCTGCCTCTGCCTTCTCTGCCTGATCCTTATATGGAGCCAGAGAAGCAACCTCTTCCTTTGCACTCTGCAATTCAGTATTCAGACTTGCAATAGTGTTATTCAGCTCCGCAATCTTGGTATTAACATCAGAAATAGAAACAGTCAAAGTGATACGCTGCGGCTCGCCAAGAGAAACCTCGTTGCCCTCAACGGTGTAAGAGAACATGATGTAATCCAAATCGTTCATACAACGACCGAATTTCTTACACCAGATAGTGTGATCTTCGGGGAACACTTCGGCTAGATACATATCTGAATTAAACTTCACAACAGCCTCATTCAGCTTATCGTACAGGTCATGACCGGTCAAACTGGAAGTCTCAGTGGTAGACTCCGGTTCTGGCTCACCAGCAGGCTCAGTACCAGTTTCAGGCTCAGTCGTGGGATGGGTTTCACCGCCTTCCTCGGAAGTCTGAACATCAGGCTCTGCCGGAGTGGTGGGCTCAGTAGCAGGTGCGGCGTCAGGCTCGCCAACGGGAGTCTGCTCTGCCTGCTCAGGCTTAGTGGGCTCGATCTGTGCAGTCTGAGTCTCCTTGTCCTTATTCAGTTTCAAATTTTTTGCCTCCTTTTCATTAGATTCTATATTTGAAATCTCTTTTGTGTCCTCGATATAGGCATTTGCCAATTCAAGACCAAAATCGGTTTCAGCGACTTCAAGCAGTTTAGAGCACTTATATGCCGGTTCAACATTTGCACCAAGCAAACAATGTGCAGTAAACACGCCATCGTCAATAATTTTTGCCATGCGGCCACCCACGATTCCCTTATGAGCTTTTAGCACATCAATTTCCCAACTGGTATTTAACGTGCCGCTCTCAATACGGCGCAGAATCGTCGCACAAGCCTTTGGATATCGCTTCCAGATCTTACAAGAGGCAACAATAAAGTCGGTATCGTCAATTTTCTCGATACCGACTGACTGAAAACTACCGAATGCATCAGTGTCAAATTCGGCAGTCTTGTATTCATTGCCATCGTCGTCTTTTCTGGTGACGACTTTCATATTGTGACCGGAAAAATCCAGTTCACCCTTTGGAGCTACGACCAACTTACCAACAAGCGGGTTGCCAACCAGTGTACTCATCCAACTTTCAATGGTGTCACGGTTCAAAGCAACCTGATTCCCATTTACTGAGAAATCACAGATGACAAACTTGGCAAGATAGTGGTCTGGATGCTCCGTAATCTCAGAGCAACAGATGTTTCTACTATAGAAATACTCCTTACTCATCGTTCATCACCTCACTTACTATCTTCATTTCTCTGCTGGTCATAAATTTGTTTTTCAGTTTCCTCGCCCTTTGGACGACCTGTCTTTTTATCACTGTCACCACCACCGCCGGAATTACCGGTCGATGTATAAGAGGTCTGGCGAGCCACAAACACATCATCATAACCTTCCTCGGTTTCAGCCTGACGCTTGCGTAGTTCGTCCTCAGCATGAAGTCCCATATACTCGTAAGCAGTCTTGTAAGAACAGTTCAAAGTGGTAAACAGGAACTGAGCAATCGCCTTCTTCATCTCCATACCCATCATTTCAGTAGTAGAGACTTTCACATCAGGGCAGTACATCGGGTCTACACCTGCATCTTCAAGGCGAATACGGTACCATCGCTTTAATACATCTTCAATCTGTTCTGCAATCTTACCGATATTTTTCATCAACTGGTCAAGAGACACTTTTGCAGTTGAAACAGTCTGCTGACCGTCAGTGTTCAAAAAACTAATACCCAAAGCAGCCATTTCTCGGTTGCGATACTGTTTGACAGTCTCGATATTTGTCATCTCAACTTTTGGCTCAACATACTTTATATCCTTTACATAAGGAGCGGTCGTCACAAGCACAGTGTTCTGCTTCCATGCACGCAGTAGGTTATCGTGTGCTGTCACCTGTTCAGCAAAACCCTTCTTGTCGTTGTTTGGACCCATCAATGCAGGGTCAAGCTGTTGCCAGATGATTTTCTTTGCCTTTGCCTTAGCATTTACACGGTCTGAGGTATCAAAAGTCTCAAGCATCAATGCAGGACGCAAGGCGCGGAATAGGGGAGAGACACCATATTTTTGCCCCATATTGCCAATACGAATCACGCCACAATGATCAACATCCAATTTTGCATATGTGTCACCATTTTTAAACGCCTGATACACCTCATCTGGATAGTTGTTTTGAATCTCAATTTCCTGATTTTCAAAGAACAGTGCTTTATTCTTCTTATCCTTCAGCATAGATTTGCTCAAAGCGGATTTCAGCTTAGACATGTTGATAAGCACAACAGGCTGTCCATTTGATAGATAATCACTTATCTCAGCAATACCAAGAGGGTAGTAATCTACAATGTAGTTCTCATCCTTCTGACGTAGATATGTAATGTAAGTTCCCTCTGCGTAAGTCATCGGAATGGCAGCACGCAGCAGACTTCGCACATTGATTTGTGTATTGAAGTCATCAATCACTTCACGGGCGTAATTTACCTGTTTTGTCTTATTACGCTGTTCAGGGAACTGTGCAAAACTGCATTTAAACTCCGTATTAACATTCGCCTCAATCGCATCATAAGTAATGCCAATCAGGTCATCCTTGTTGATGTAATTACGGATGATTCCATTGACCGTCTGCACATTCGTCAGACTCGACTGTAACCCTCGTGCAAGTTCATCAATTCGGTCAACCGTCAGCGTTTCAGAGGAGGCTGAAATTTTCAGGTATGTACTATACTGCTTGTTTTCAGGGTCATAAGATGCAACTGCATTTCGGATGACGTTATTCATTCTCTCTTCTGAAAGCTCATTCAAAGAGGTAATAACAACAGTACCATCATCTGTCTGTGAAGCAGTCACGACATCAAAATCTTCCTTTTTCTTTCTTGCCACATTTTCACCTCCTCTGCTTAGAAGTCAATGTTAGAAATACAAATCGGCGGAGCAGTCATTATCTCCACCGCAGATTGACGCACTTTATCCTTACGACGTAATTCATATAGACGATGAGCCAAGAGAATTGCCACAAAGAAACGATCATCGTGCATAAGGTTCTGTTTTTCGACGGCCAGCGCATAAGTCACTGTAGTATTTTCAGGGTTTGTGGTCTTGCGAATATTCGCAATCTCGGTTTTCATCAAATCAATGTTGACCCACGCAGTCTGCTCTTCCAAGGATAGTTCATGCGTTTTTAGAATTTCCTGACCGGTTGTTTTGTCCACGCCATCTACGACCTGAACATAATCACCACCGTTATACTCAAGAGGAAAATGGATTACGCCCAAATTCATCAACTCGATAAATTCTTCAACCATGGCAGTACGGAATTTTCGAGGACTAATCAGATGCAACTTATCTACAGCATCTGGATAACGAGCATCATAACCCTGATACAGTTCATGACTTGCATCAATCAAACCTCTATGTTCAGTGCCAGATTTATCGTTCCAGTTGGAAAGTAAACCATCTGCATAGGTGGAAGTGCCACCACCGCCAGCACCCTGATCCAACATAAGAGAATCCAGATATTCGTAATCTGGATTCTGTCCATTGTAATGTAGAATCAACTCGTGTAGCTCATCAAGCTGACGATTAGAATCTAACTTGAATTTTTTCTGACTTGCAAGATCAACCATATTCACACAATTTATGATATCTCCGCATATACCATTTTCTTTATCATTGTAAATACGCATAACACCAATAATGGAATTATCCATTGTACGTGCAGGGTCAAAAGCCAGAATATAGTTGTAATTCGGGTCCCAATATAGTTGTGGGATGTATTTTCTTTCGTTACGCCGGATTGTACCCCACTTAATAATCTGGTTTACACCACCGTCCATAGTCGGTTTATTGTAAAATTCACGCAGACACTTCTCACGATTTGCTTTCATAGCTGCATCAACCTTATCTTGAGTTAGAAGCGGCTTGTACGGCTTGCCATTCATATAAACATTGATGGCAACGTCGCAAATCATGTCACAAACAAAGTAATCACGGTCACCAGCAATCATTCTTTTGGAGAACTGCTTATAATACTTATAAAAAAGCTTGTCCATAGAATCCTGGCTAGAAGCATACACCAACTGGGTAGGGACGCGAAGAGGTTGAGTTTCAGGGTTATAGCTACCATCTGTATCAGTAACAAAGTCGCTGTTCTGAGTAGCAAAAGCTTCACAGACAACAATCAATTCATCAGAACAGAATGCAGCCTCATCAAAAAAGATAAAAGTAGCCCGGCGGCCACGTACAGAGTCGGGTTTGCTATTCAAAGTGTTGATTGTGCTACCGTTGTAAAATTCAACGATATACCCAGCGGGGTTATGACTAAAACCACTCTTGTTTGTTGCAGACTTCTTGGTTTCTTTCTCTGCGATATCTTGTAGACTACGAATTGAAGCCGCTGTTTTACCAACACGAGTGACAATTTCTTCGATTTTATTAAAAGTTTCCAAAAATATTTAATACGCATCGCAACTGCGTACCGCCGTATAAACGGCCACACAATTTCTTGTCGTGAGTAGACTATTTCATCATCCAAATGTAATTTGGAGCTTGATTTTTCCTCCGCCATAAGCTTGCGGTTTTACATTAAGGCTTTCGCCGCTCCGACAGGGAGCTAGTCGTTGAACCTTATCCTGCTGTATCACTACAACGTTACGGATATTGGCTGCATGAACATGGATTATTACGAGCTTTAGCACGCCATAAGACGCTTTTATTTCAGCATAGCTCATCTCTACGTTTTTTCTACTTTCGCACATTTACGTTTACCGTTTCCGATTCCGCTTTAGTGTAGAGCTTTACCAATTACCTGCATTTAACTAAGAAGCATACACACGTTTCCGTATATACGAGGCAACTTTTTACCTTACTCTGATCGCCAACAGACGACACAATATAAATAGACTGGTTCTCATATAGCATTGCTTTTAGAAGCATAAAGACTGAACCAGCAAAGGACTTACCAAAGTTTCGACTACACGCCCAAAGAACATGACTTGCATTCCAGCTCTGTTCCAGCATATACGCCTGTGCATCGAATAGTTGGATACCCAATAAATCTCTGGCCGCAATAACAGGGTTACGCCGATAGAACGAAATCGTTGCAGCATCACACTCATAAATCTTACGTTTTACGGCTGTAATAATAGGCGCTCTTTGCTTCATTCTCATACGGCATCACCATCCGTATCTTTTGCGCTTGCGTCAATACCAGCATCTTCCAACAGCTCCTTGAGCCGCTGATTCTCAATTAAAGAAAGCCTGTACTTTTCCTTGGCATCGTCACTTTCTTTCTGGAACTTATCAATCAATTCTCTTTGTGTATCGAAAATTTCCTGCATGTCATTTTCGTCAAAGAAAGCATTTTCCTTGATTGCCTTAAAACTCATATTTGCCGCCCATTGAGTGCCAGGAGACCGTAACTGATCGTAGAAGTTTGCTTCTGCGCCAGCAATATCCTTTTCACGCATATCCTTCATCAAGAAGGTGAGTGTGTTGCGTCCGGCATCCTTGTTGGAGCGATTCTTGACAGAAATCTCGTTTTCCTTGGCAATCTTATCGTTGTTAGAAACCAACTTAACTTTAATATCATTCAGGCTCTTAATTGCTTCTGCTGAGTTCATAGGATTCAGACGAGCAATCTGTAAGTCAATCTGACGAATCTGGTTATTATTGTTTACAACCTGAACAATCTGTGAAAGCTTGAACGGATCATCCTCAATACCATCCTCAAAATACTTGATGAGTTCACTAAACAAATAACGACGATCACCCTCGTTGTAACCATCAAATGGGTCGTATCCAATAACAGAAATACAGTCATCCTTTGCTTGAATCTCTGACTTTGACCACTTCTGTTCCTTCTCTTCCTGAATGTCAACAGCTGTTTTGTTCAGCTCTCCACTGGTAATCGTAGTACAGAAGTTTTGAAACTGAAACTGTTTGTTATTTAATTGACGAAGGTATAAACCTACGGAGAAATTATTATTGTGAGACACAACCGAATCAAAAAGAGAATTGTAAAACGGAGCATCAAGAAGGTGACACATTAAGATACAAGCAGTACGTTCACTTCCATATCTTGTCTTAAATTCATCAAAAAGACTATTCACGCACTTCTTACAAAGGGGAGCATAGCAGTCATTTGCTTTATAAAGTAAGCTATGTGGTAGTCTATAAAAAGTTCCTACCGGATCCTCTTTTTCATCACCGCAACGACAACAATGGTAAGTTGGCTTGTTTGTCAGAACGACATCTTCTTCAACAACCTTTTTCTTTCTAGGCAAACAAACACCTCCAATCAAAATCAAAAATAAAAGCCGTAGAATGTGCGCACATCCTACGGCAGCAAATACACCCTCTAATGTGCTTATAAAACAGAGGCCGAGAGTGTTTCCTTCTATAAAAGACCAACCATGATACGCATCGTTGAGATGCTTGGTGGGTTCTGTTCTTAAAAAGCGTCTCTCACATGGTACGCATTGCAAGTAATCAAGTGAGAGACTAATCATCTATGTGAGCTTGCTATGTTACCGACATAAATGTCGTGAACATACCTCGCCCTGCCAGCAAACCGGCATAATAATCAAAATAAACCTACCGCCAGAGGGAGTAGAAAACTGACGGCAGGCTTGCAAAAGGGGAGATGCTGGGTGCAGAGGATGGATTCGGACCACCGACCTTCTGGGTATGAACCAGACGAGCTACCTGACTGCTCCACTCTGCGTTATATGATGCCTAAGTGTCATCTATTTCTTAATCGTATGCGCATTACAGGTTCATCATAGATTGACTTCGGACTTGTCTCCAACCGCGAATTGGAAACCATTTTTGGCACGCCCAGCTGCTTTCGAGACAGCACATACAGGTTTTAGAGACCTGACTTCTACCTTTGAATTATAGGCGCATACTTGGTGTATCCGGCGAGATTTGAACTCTGCGATACCTCGATTAAAAGTCGAGTGCCTTACCAGCTTGGCTACGGATACACAACAAATCCTACCTTTTAGCCGGTGGTAGGGAACCGGTTTTAATTACAAGCCCTCCGGGAGAAGGACTGGCGCGGTCTCAGAGATTCGAACTCTGGCATCGGGTTTACCGACCTAACGGTGTTCAAGACCGTTCTCTTCAACCACTTGAGTAAGACCGCACAATAACCCTACTTTCCTGCACAGCTACCTTTATATAAAGGTGTAGGGAATAGCCGTATGATCTTTGGAGGCCCTAGCCAGAGTTGAACTGGCGACACTCTGATTAACAGTCAGATGCTCTAACCAACTGAGCTATAGAGCCATATAAAACAAGCATCCATCAAATCATCCGAGCTAGTTGAATTGTTCTCGTGTCGATAAAACGCTTGTTTTAGACTTTAATGGTCCGCACTTACGGTGGCGGAACACATTGAACATAAAGCCTCGCTTTATTGGTCGCGAGAAACCTGATGTCTTTTAACTTGCGCACTTACACGGCGCAACGCGAATAGCTTATCATTTCATTCCGCAGAATTACTTTGCATCCAATCATCCGTAGATTGAATTGGTCTAGGCGGTAGCAACTATTGACCGCACAGCTTGGAGCCACATGTAGGAATCAAACCTACGACATATGTGGTACGAACACATTATTCTATCTACTGAATTAAAGTGGCATGGAGCCAGTGACATGACTTGAACATGCGAAATCCATAAAGGCATCGGGATTACAAAACCCGCGTTCTACCAACTGAACTACACTGGCACAATAAGCGGGAGCACCCGCCCCAGCCCATAGAAAAGGAGACAACAGATGATGTCCCAAGCAGACCTTGCGGTCGTACTTCTTTTTTTAGGTCCACGTTTATTGGTAGTGGCTCACCGCTTTTTAATTTAGACGTACAATGTGCGTTTTACTCTCAATCAACTTTCCATCCTTGTCCTGATAGACAATAATAAAACCCTCTCGCTGTGAAGTAGTCAACTTGCCTTCGGCATACTGCATTTTAGAAGACTCACAGCAACAACCCTGCTCGTAAACGACAGCGCCATCACCAATGTCATAATGACCGCACTTGTGAGTATGAGCGAGAACCACTGCATTGACATCCTTAAATCCATTATCACGGAAGTATCTGAATGCCTTCTCAGCAGTCTTCAGTAACCCAGATGAGTAAGTCAGTGGATGCACAAAGACGGTATCACCAATCTGACTGAAATAAGTATCGTTGTAAACAATCTCAATACCAGTACCATTGAACACCTCAATCAAAGGGTCATAATGGACCTTTGTATGAAGTTCCTTGTTATAATGGTTGAAACCATCAACAAAAATAAGCTCCAAAGATGTCTTTGGCATCAGTTCAAGCAAGTCGGTGTCAAGATTCTTAGCAAGATAATTCTGGAAACGTAAGTCGTGATTACCATAATTTATAACAACCTTCTTAGGATGAAGCATCTCAATCAGGTCAATCATATACTGACGAGCAATCAGGATTTCCTCCATTGGACTTTTACGATATACTTTTAGGAAGCGAGAAATGGAGCTGCAGTCTACAAGATCCCCGTTTACCTGAAGGATATCAATCTTACCAGCGTACTCACTAAAAGTCTCAATGGGCTTCTGGAATGGAATATGTAGGTCGGAAATAGACAGAATGCAGGTTCCAACATCTCTATTAGATAAGGACTCCTGATACTGCATACCCGCACGGAATGCCTTAAAACGCTTGCGGTATGCGCACTCACCAAAATTCTTGCCCAACTCATCATTGAGCACTTTGGATGCGCCATCCCAAGTCAACTCTCTAGCCAGAACAGCATTCCCGATTCTTACAAAGAAGTCATCGCTCGTTTCTTCTGGCCGTTTATTATAGTAACCCATTGGCATCAAGCCGGATCGCCCAGCAGCTCATCAGAGGTGGAGATATTGATAGTAACACCTTCAATACCATCCCACTTTGCCAGAGCTTCCTTCAGATTGAAGACATTCTCACCGTCCTTGGTGATCTCGGTGATAGTGCCCTCGGCAGTATCAATAATAGCGTTCTTAAAAACAACACTCTTCTTAGCAACCATAATTTTATTCTCCCTTATATTTTATTTTTGGATTTAGAAATCTACCATCTCTGCCCATTTACTAATCCAGCTATTATGCAAACTTTCAAACTGCTCAATTGCTTCATCGACAGTTTTTATATGACGTAAATCTATTTCGATATACCGACCATGCTCATCGGCGTATTTTTCTTTGATATTATCTCGCTCAAATTGCTTTTCAAAGTCGTTATCATTCCTCTGAAAATATGGAATTCTCTTATAGTGCTGTTGCCTCATAACTTCACAAAAAATATTTTCCGATGGAATATAAATATCATACGGCATATAGCGGTCGGTTTCGGGATTCTTAACTACTTTATATTCCATGATGGTATCAGGATACATTTTTTTACAGTATTCTTTTAGACCAATAGCTACTCTACTGTCATTTTGATGAACTGCACATTCTGGGCATCCCTTGCCAGCTCGAAAATTACTCCAATCAGTCTGTTGCTCACCATGAATAGGACAAAGATATCTAAGCTTCTCAAAAGCTCCGTGATATTCATCCTTAGTTGAAAGCAATGTGTACCCACGCTTTTTGAGCTCTTCAGAAATCATATCGAAATCCGCATACTGACGTTTAGCAACTTCTTCAGTCGCACACTTACGACATCCAGCGCCGCGAGAGAAATTACTCCAAAGCATCTCCATTTCGCCATGGATAGGGCATAAGTAACGAACACGATAATATGAATCGGATTCACCGGTAAGCAAAGTGTACCCACGCTTTTCAAACGCGGTTTTTACATCTTCATACTTCAGTTTGTTCTTCCTAGTTCTTGCTAAGTCTTTTGCGGCACAAAATCTACATCCTTTTCCACTAAGAACACTTTGCGCAGGAGTGAAATACTCTTTTACACACCTGTTACAACGCACCAAAATAGAATCTCTCATTTTTGTATATGTTCCAAGAACTGTCACTTTTGAGTTTTTCTGTTTTGCGTCAAATTGGAATATTTCATTAGTAATAATTTTAGACATTAGCTCACGTCCATTTCGTCAGCCCACTGGCTAATCCATCCACGGTGGTTTGTAGTCAACTGACATACGGCCACGCGATCATGCTTTGCAAAATGCTGGAGACAACGCATAAAGCCAGAGTCGGACGGCTTATCAAGATCACACTGCAAATCGTGACCAATGATAATCAATTTTACCTTCTCTCCATCACTACCGTCGCAACGAGAGATAGTCTTCTGTAACTCTTTTGGAGTATAGTTCTGGCTCTCATCCAACAAAATTATTCCGCTCAGGTTCGTACCACGAAGGAAAGTATGAGTTAAACAAGAAATATAACCAGTACCATTCTTCTGGTTTACCATAGACTCGTCATTGATAACCTTGTTAGGGTCAACGTTGCATTTAATCAAAGCCTGATAAAAAGGTTCAAAAAAAACTTCCGATTTTTCCGTGATAGATCCAGGAAGATAACCCTGACGTTTCTCACCATAACTAGATACAACGTAAGTCAATTTATCAAAATAGCCAGCCTGAACAAGCAGATTTGCAGTCGCAGTCGCAATAAGCGTCTTGCCAGAACCAGCTGCAGCGTTGCAGATTACAACATCAATGTTTGGATTCCAAATAGCATCACGAAATACTCGCTGTTCAGGGTCCAAAGCAATTCCGTAAAAACCATACTGGTCGGGGTCGGTGATCTTCTCCATAGGAATCTCTGCAGGAATCTTTCTCTTAGCCATATCTATATTTACTCTCCCTTAATTGAACTCATCCACATCATCGCAAATCTTATCTACGATACCAAAGTTGACCTGCTCGTTAGCATCCAGATACCAATCCTTAGCCTTATTCTTGGTCATGGTCTTCTTGTCAATAGTAGAGTGGGCCATAATATACTCACGCATCTTCACAACCTGCTTCTCATAGTAGTCCATAGCCATCTTAGATTGCTCAAAAGTACCCTGCGCACCGCCGGAGCCACTGTGAATCAGCGCAGTAGAATGAGGCAGGGCAAAGCGCTTCTGACCAGACAACAGCATCACAAGAGCAGCGCTCATTGCAATACCTGCGTTAATCGTCCAAACAGGAGTCTTGCTCAGTGCAACAACATCAATAAAGCTGAACATGGCGTCCAGCTCGCCACCATAGCTGTAAATAAACAGCTTAATAGGCTTGCGCTGCTCAACAGGGACATCCTTGTCGATACGGTTGTACTGCAGAATCTTGCGCTCAATCTCAATCAGAGACTGGTCAATCTCAAAGTCAATAAAGAAGATGCGATCCTTCTCGTCAACATAGAAGTTCATCATCTCAGGAGATGGGAGACCGCCACCATTCATCAGGTTAGTGATCTCCTCGGGCAGCTGAATTTCAAAATCCAAAGTCCGTACCTCGTTCTTTCATAAATTAGTCTCGAATGCCACGCTTGGCACGCTCAACAATTTCACGAGCTTCAATATTAAACGGAATCAACTCCAGATAGCGGACAGACTCCTCAATAAAACGCTTGTGACGAGTCTTTGCAATAAAGACATGCGGATAAACCTTACGGATTTCTTTGGCTTCTGCTTTGGTGATTTCGATCATTTAGGTCATTACATCCCTTCAAAATAAAATAGGTAGGAAGAAAACAAGCGTCCTCGCTCTCTCTCCCTACCATAACTATCCCGTAATGATTTTATATAAATATGTAAAAATACAACGTATCTGTGTTAAAATAATACAAAAATGCACGATTTATAAATCAAACATTTTTCTATTTTGAGATGTTTTCTCAATATTGATGCTTTTGGCGCACTTACGACAATATTTTTGTCTGCGCCCAGTCCGAGCAACGGTACGACCGCAACATTCACACCTGATGTATGGCTTTCCGCAAAACTGATTCCACTGAATCCCAGCAGTCTCGAAATTTGATACTGTAACTGCGATAGGCGGTTCTTCGTCTGCGATTAACACATGAATGTTCAAGTTGTCAATCTTCTTTAAGCTGGCAAAACCAATAAAACCAAGATTGCGCAGTTCTCGAATCATTTCATTCTGCTTATCTACATTTACAGAAACACCAGCCATACGGAAAATATCTCGTGTATCTTCCGTAATCCAATAATTACACTTGTTGTTTACAGCCATATGAAACTTAGCCAAACAAAGCATTGTGAACATGAGCCGTTGCATCGGTTTTCCATCCAAGGCAAGAATTTTCTGGGTTTCAGACTTTGTAACACTTACTCCATCAAGTTCAACCAATTGTTTTCCTTTGGCGGACGCAATCGCTTGCACGATAAAGTTCTCATCTAAAACTCTATTATATCCAAACATATGAGCCACAAGAAAATCATCAAGCTTCTTCTTGACTTCTTCCTTAGAATACCCCTGAGAGAAATAAAGCTTTGCAATATAATGTAAAGCGTGCCCGGCGGTTCTGCAAGTCACATCTTTTTGAAGCAGTTCTTCTGCATACTCACGTTCATTCAATACTACCATTCGCATCCTCCTCTTCAATTTTGTTCATATCGACTAACACGTCTTTATAACGCTCACTACAATATTCAACATCACCATTATCGTCCTTAACAAGAACATGGGCCTTGTTGCCAGCCTTATCAAAGAGACGCTTAATAATAATATCAGGAAATAGAGCCCATACAATCGAGACACTTGAGGCGTTTTTCTTACAGAGGTCCAACAAAATATCACAAAGGATATTATCATCAGAACATTTTTGATGCATGGTACGCAACATATTTTCGTTGTAAAAATTCAACTTCTCAATTCGATCTGCGCCGGTTTCCTTGTTCTTGGTATTTGAATTGTCGATAACAGAGTTTGTTCGTGCGTATCGAAGATATTCTTTAAAGATAGGGCGAATACCGTAATACTGAGAATTTTTATATTCATCACCAGACTTGAGAGAATCGTAATCAAATTTACGCTTCTTTTTCAAATCATCTTCAAACTCTTCAAGTTCATCTTCAATAATCCAGCACAGACGATTCATAGTGCAGGAATTAACACCGACGGGCATACGGTAAAGGTAATATTGGATAACAACTTCATCAACATCATTCTTGACTTCCTTTTTCATCATCTCGTCAAGGCCATCAAAACCTTCCCATTTAATTCTCTTACGAGCTGCAGCCACATATTTTTTATAGTCCTTCATCTGAGAGGGGTAAATGTAGCTCATAAAATAAGGTTTGCGCCAAGCACAAATACGTGCCCAGAACTTCTTGTCCTCAACAACATCTGGGTTATCATCCTCTTTAACAACACAAGCCTTATTGTCATACCAGTATTGAGGCATCGGAGTAGTGGAAATGCCCTTTATGCGATCAATCGACGCCTGCTGATATAGCTGGCCGCATTTAATGCGATATGTTAATTCTTCGTACTCGCGGCTTCCTGGCTCAAATTTACTTCGCACATCAAACATTGTGGTGATACGATTTGTGATTTTTCCAATATCGTCACCGAATCCATTGATATTAGAGCTAATAAAGTCCTCTTCAGTGGGGATTTTCTTCTCGCCCTTCTTTTGCACACAGAGAACTGTAGGCTCATCCACCCATTTATCAATCAGGATATGATTGTCTGTACTAAAACAGAGGTCTCCGTCGTTATCGGCCCCATTAAGTGCAGCGTCCGTATTATCCCACACGTTCAGAATAAATACGGTCTTCATATAGCGATACCAATTTTTGCACTCATCACTTGAGTTTATGTCCATGCATCGAATATTTGCCATCTGGCTCATTGGCGCTCTAAAACAGGCTACTCGCTTCACATCACGGTCGTTCCAGAATCGACTATAAGCCTCACCAGATTTTAAAAGACCAGTGACAGGCATTCTAAACATAGATTGGCAAAGCGCATACGGGTCCCCACTAAGAACTTGAAAGTTACCTCTAACCTTTACTACACCTGTTTTCGCCTGAGAAATTCGTTTTTTAATAAAGAATCGAATGCGGTTCTGAACGTATGGGTCGTTGATCATTTCTGGCTCAATCATTAAGGCCTTGATATAATCATTCTCTAAGCTGTTTATGTAATTCGGGTCATCACGCATTCCGTTGCCACGCAAATAAAGCAGTACATCACGCCAATCACCACCCATGGCACCTTTGATTTCATCCAGTGTAGGCTTCACCAACTCTCGAATCTCATCGTTCGTTAAATTATAACTCTGGATAAATTGATAGTTCAGATTACGCTCTTCATCAAGCTCCAGCTCACAGGTCTTCGTTACAGAAAAGTGGTAGTGGTTTTCCTGACAATTCTCGAAACAATCATCTGCACTATGATAGCTGTCATAAAGTTTGAGCATCGACGTAGTAAGAATCATCTGCACACGGTTAATGTCCTTATAGTCGCCAAAAGCGTCTTTGACCATATTCTGCTTTGCAACCTTCTTGGCGAACTCACGGAAAGGGAAGGGGAATAGCATTCCCTTACAAAAGGCGTTACGCACACAGAATCCAGACGCAGTTGACGGTAGCTTCAAATCTTCGCTCCATTGTTGGGCAAGGTCATAGCTGATAAGACCAAAACCATCGCTGGCACACAGTTCGCAATCATGTTCAGGATCTTCGACCATCGTAGGCTCACCAGACACACCATCATCCAGGATAATCACATGGTCTTTAAAATGAGTATAGCAATCATCCACAACCAGAATGCCATCTGGATCAGTAACAGGGATTGAGGCAGAGCAGGCGAGTGCCCGATATGCTTCCAACTTTGCCGGAATAAACTCCATTCCTTTGTTACGGCCATTATCAATTCGCTTGCGGATCTCACCAACAAGACGGTCGCTCACAAACACAATCGTGCTATTCTTAACACCACCGGTAGTCCCAACCAGACGGCGATACGTGATTCCATTGATTTTAAACCCCTTTGGAGAACATGCCCGGCGGTAATCATTCTTCTTATCAACCACCAGACACATATAATCCGGCTTGAATTGAACTGCGTCCAGCTCAGTGTATAGTCTCCGAATCTCCCGGCGGTTCTCTAAGCAAGACGGCTCATTCCGCAGCATCTTGATTCTACGCTTAATGCTCCGTGCTTTAGCCTCTGCATCCGTAGCACCATTTAACTCATCAATCCATCGTAAAACAGTGCTATCAGCCAGCGAGATGATCTCGTGGTTTCGTCTAGCCTCATCTAATGGTAGAGTCAAATCCCACTTTGCTTCAACCAGACGCTTCGTATGGATCTTGAAAACAAACTTCTGGCAAGTTTGCTGCTTTGCCATTCGGCAGTCACCTCCGTATTCTTACAAAACGTATCCTGTATTGTATATCTATAAAAAATATAAAATTAGGCTTTTATCACTGCTGCAAGAAATGTGTAGGAGATTCTTTTATTAAAAGTAATGAAAGCCGTCTATACCTTCTGAGAGCTTCTTCTATAATAGAATTTTGGATAGCTCTTCCATTTGAATAGTTGAATTTCTTAGACAAAGAATTAAACGCAGAGTTTTCAGGAAATTCTCCAATCTCATATTTCCATTCATAAATCTCATTGCAAAGAATGATAAGTTTATTATTTGGAAGAGTCTTGATATAATCATTAAGTTCTTTAAATATTTCTGACGGTAACATAAATTCTACTCCTTATGATTTACAGATAATAGCATGTTTTATAGATAGCAACTCTCGCTATCTTCCATAGCCTTGAGCCAAAGTCGTTCACGCTCCTGATAGAGCTCGTCCAGCATATCGTCAGCAACTTCTAACTGCCGATGAGTCAAACTTGCATAGTTCATATCACGTACAAGCTGCTTAATTTCCGCATCAATATCCTCGTAAGTACGCATTACTTGACCTCCTCGTCCATAACAGCTCCACAGTAAGGACAGAACACAGGACTTTTCTCGTTACAGAACCATCCTTCCTCGTCCTCAATACTACGACAACGACATGCAGAGCAAATACTATTACCACCTACATCGACCCAATGAGCGTGAACCACTCGACGGAACTCGCCACCGGCAGACATCTCTTCTTCAAGAAGGCGCTTTGTATATTGCATTGCCATATCGCACCACATATCATCAATAGACTTTGCATTACCTCTAGCCCTAGGACGAGCGATGGCACTATCGAGGACGCCAATCAATCGTGTTGCGTTTACAAATTTATCCATTACTTAACCTCCTCAGCTACCAAACGAATTGTCTCGTCAATCTGTTCAAGCTCTGCCAGCAAAACATCCACTGTATCAGCATCACTCTCAGAAATATTCAAATCCTTAATTTTATGTAAAGCCCATTCAAGGTTCGGGTAATAGCCGACCGTGACCTCCTTTACGCCGGTGCCAATCTCACAAGTCTTTGGATTCTTGCCACCTGGCCGCTGCTCAACGATAACGAGATTCCGCTCGTCGCAATTTTTAATAATGTATTTACCAATTTGCACTCGCATATCTTAGCCCTCCTTATCGTCCCCATTCACCATAAATGGAATCTTTCTCATCCATCAGCTTCTTAAAATATCTCAAAAAGAACGCCTGTCCCTTTGGTGTAAGTCGTGTAACATACCTAAACTTACCTTTTGGAGTTCTCTTTTTGACAACCTTAAAATATCCAAAACAATCAAAGTCTCGATACGGAGTATTCCAATATAACCCTCTTGTTTTATTAAGAAATCCTTTTTCTCTTAGGGTCTCAAATACATTGTTTTGATGTGGGATGCTACCACCAACAAGAATCCCATTTTTGCTCAGAATATGTACAAAATCTAAGATTGAGATACACCCGTCAGAATCCTCAACAATTGCAGTATCGTTACTAGCGATTTTCACATCAGAGCCTGTATTATTACTATTCTTGCTATTTGGAAGAAGTCCATATTCATCCTTTATTAACTGATAAATAAATTCACGTCCTTTGCCTGTCCAGAGAAGATATGTATGACCTTCCACTACGTCCTTAAATACAGTAATTTCCGAGACGGCATATCCAACATCCTTATACTTATCAGTAACAATCCATGATTTAGTTTCCTTGTCCCGATATATTACGCCACATTTTCCCAAAAAATTGTTTAACTTTCTAGCACTCAAGCCACTGTACCACTCAGCAATTTTTGATATAGAAACATTCTCACTTGCATCATAACCAAAAATATCTTTCTCATCCATTTGTGCAATTCTCCTTAAATATTTCTAGCAGCCTCAAATGCGGCCACATCGTTCATGAAATCATTGATATGTAAATACTTGTCAGCCTTCCGCACAGTCTTAGGCTTAAACTCTTGACATTTGCATCGCACATCATCACAAGTAGTGAAGCACGGAATCTCGTACCTGCATTTCGTACAAACATGTTTCTTGTGGAATTCTGGTAAGCGGCCAGCAGCTTGGTAATACTCATACGTTACCTTTAAATCATTCCAGTAGGGGTTATCAAAATTCATTACATTCAACCTTCTTCCTTATCTTTTATAAGAACCATACCATTTAAATCCAGCACGAGGAATTCCAGAATTTGCAGGAATACGAATCATTCCATCTATAAAGAGTTGAAGAACCTCATCACTTAACTGTCTATGCACGAAGCGAAACGGCGGCTGAGAGGCATCATTATAATATTCTGGATTCTCTTCCAATACCGCTCTACCTCTTCTGACGGCAGAAAGTGTTGGAATATTCTCACACATCGCATCGTTCATCTCATGAAAACTTTGCTGTTGCAATTTATATTCTGTCCGTGCAGCAGATCGCTTTAACGAGTTTGGCTCAATCGTAATATGGTACATCGGTCGTGCTAGGTCATATGTAAAAATTTCCTTGAATCTATTATCTAATTCTTCATAGAACTCATGAAGCCGTCCGGTCAGAAATACGTCTTGTTCACTCTGGCACACTCGACCAGATGACGTGTAGAACTCATGAAGCACATTCGTATACATCTTCATGTAAATGGCCTTTTGGTCTTCAGAAGGAATGTGGTATTCTTCTGGGTCATGGTTTATAAAGACAGCATGGCAGTCTTCAAAAAATATTTCCTTGTTTTTTGCCATAGATTTGAGCGCAGACTCAATGTACCCAACCATTGTAGATTTAGTACATTGCTGAAACGTCTCGGCATCCGCTGCTAAATTCTCTCTAAACTCATCCATTTGCTCACGAGCAATACTTTCTAATGGTGTACCAACTATCTCAGCCCAGAAGGTATCCTCGCCATGTAAGTCCTCTGGATATTGATAAAAATTCTTATTGGTCATTCCACATGCTCGTAGTATTGCAGTTGGTGTCCAAAAGAACTCCATCCAACTACTGCCATCACATTCTTTAAGTAAGTGGTAAGCAATCTGGTTCTGCAGACGCAATGAGAACTTTCCTTTATTTCTAGTTTGCAATGGTGGAAGTATCTCATCTTTTGGACGTACTTTGACGACGACAAAACTCTTTCCATTCTTCCGAAGTTCAACAAACCGATTGAGCTCATTCAAGAAATGTTTCCGACTATTGCCTTCAAGTGGTTTTCCGTTCTTGTTGAAGACGTCAAGATATTTAGATAACTCTAAAAAATTTGAAAACACCTGACCAGCTTTTAATTTACTGACCACTTCCGGTAAGACCCCATAATTTTTTTGCTCCATAGAACCTCCCATGTATATTATTTTGTAACTATTTTGTAATATATTCGTACTGACGAGTCTGTATTATATATATGTATGAAGATACATGATTGTCAGTACGAGTACGAATACTTTTAAGAATCCAATTCCTTCAAAAATGTTAGCGATGTCTGCGAAAGGTCGCTTGCGACCGTAGCTGACCATCGATAACATTTTCCTGCCATAGGCAGGGACCGCTTGCGGCCTGTCTGGAAGACTGCTATAAATATCCATCACAACCATCCTACTACTAGCTCCTTTTCCGTATCCTGTATTTTATAGCTATCTACACTCATTATACCATGAGATTGCCAAAAATTCAATAGCTACATAATACAGGATACGAATATTCTTAACGCCTATTATAATAAGGTATGTTTCTGAGAGTGTTACTCTCTATGAAGGACATCCAGATGCTCTATATGTTCTGTGTAAGCTGCCAGAGGCTACAATTATGCTCCTTAGAGGTCTCTGAAGTTTCTGAGAGTGCTTCTTGGATGCCAGATCAGTCCATTTCTGGCGATAGGGGAGTACAGATGGGTACAAATAGGTACTTTATGCTCCGAAGAATGGTCTTTTTCGGTACATTTCGGGTACACATCGGGAAAATCCGCATGAAACCTAGCTTTTTCGGCTTTTATTGAGTTAAAAAGGAACAAAATAAGGGGTAAAAAGGTACAAATAAAAAGAAAAACTAGCCAAAATATAACGAAAATACGTTAAAATTTAGCCAGTTACCGAATGAGCTACCGATTGAAAAATAGCGATTTTAAGCCATTTTTAGCTGCTATATAAGGAAAAGTGAGAGATTCAGGGGCGTATGTAGGAAATGGTATAGGGATATATTTTGGAATGTTTTTGTCAGGGGAAAGTATGCCCCGTGGTGGGAGTGCTGGAGAGGTGTCAAGAAATTATTTGTTGCCAGATTGAGAGAGAAGAAGTAGTTGGAGTATTGGCTGCCAATAGGATGGGTTATTTGGAGAGTGGAATAGGTGGAATTGATTGGGCTTAATGGTGAAATATAACGATGATGCGTTAATTAAAACGTCATTTCTTGATTATGAATAAGAAAGATGTACTGGGATCTCGGCCTGCTGCCTGGAATGCCTCAAAAATGAAAAGTATCCCCCATTGGGAAAAGCCGCTTTTGTGCAAAAGGCGGGATTTACTTTACTGTTTTGAAGTGCCTGTTTTTGGTGGTATCTGAAGCACTTTTCAGGCGGGGAATTATTCCTATTTTTCCAGTATGTTTATAGTGCTGATTTTTGCCGGGAATTGAATTTGCAAATTGATTGCATTTTCGTTATGTTCGATATCAAAATGATATCAAATGTTGCACAGGCAACATTTTGTAAAGTATTTTTACTTTACACCAATTATGCTATTCTCTATATCTTGTATTCAATTCACCAACAAACCACAATATCTAGTATCTATCCCTATTGTTCAATAACGTACTATACACAATATCTAGTATTCAACCATTCATTCAAACCACAATATATAGTATTGCCGTGGACTGTTGTACCTATTAGAGTTTTGCCTGCCCAGGCGCACGCACGCGCGCGAACACGTTTCCGTGTGTTCCTTAAAATTCTTTAACTATTCGATCACAGCCTTGCCAAAATATAATTTTTAACGATATATCGCTATTTTTAAAAAATCTATAATTCTTGCGTGCTTTGTCCATGCATTTGCAACAAAAGTATATGTTCAACCATGGTGGAACGTGGTAAAGTATAGCTACCGGAAGGCCGGAAGGCTTGAAGGAACGCGCAGTCGGACGGCGCGGGAAAGTTCCCCGACAAATCGTTTGAAAGTAAGCAGTCGTTCCCGAAAAGAAAGGAGATGCAAACGCATTTAGTAGGTTCGGCGCTTAACGCATAACACCACGCTTAACAGGCGGGAGAGAGGATAGAACGGTTTTAGACGTGTACACAAAACAGCCCTTCAATCAATCGAACGGCTGAAATAAATGACACGGCGGGCAGGGCGGTATGGAATCCGTACTTGTTCAAGTGGTTCACCTTGCAAAACAGGCCGGAACCGATTCCAGATTGACAAAATGCGCCAGATTGACAAAATGCGCTGGAAGGATAAAAACAATATAACCGTTTTGAAAGAATCCAAAACGCAAGTTTTGGCAACGTTTCAAACGCAAGCTATCAGTTTGTTACTTTTAGGCGGTACAATGTAACCTTGCATGGTTGAGAAAACAGAATATTTTTGCAAAGATACGCAATTAGACGGCGCTGGACTTCAAAAGTTTGGCGCTTTTTGTTTGGACTTCAAAAGTTTGGACGTGTCGCAGAAAATAGCAAAAATGGACGGTTTTCCGTGACAATTAAATAATAGCAAGCATGGTTGAAGGGCTGTTTTGGCAGACAGAGGGTAAACCATGCTTTACAGCATACATATTTGCCAATCGTGGGCGAACCATAGGCTACAGGCAGAACCTGGAATTTTGTCTGTAGCACTTGGCTTGCTCATAATAGCAAGAAGTCCGTACACACATTATAACACATAAAGGAGAAAAATACTATGTCTACTACTACCATTCTGTCCGCTATCAACTTCAACGCTACCGCAGCCGCAGAGAAGAACCGCACCACCGGTGCAGCCGTTGCCCTTTTCCAGCAGGGCGGCAAGGAAGTCAACACCTCTGAGAAGGCCCTGGGCAGAGACTGCCTGAAGGGTATCACAGCAGAGCAGTACGAGACCTATTGCAAGGCCGTCCGTGCTGTCTATCTGGATGCTGATTTGCTGGCACGCTATGCCGCAGACGCGGACTCTGTTCAGAAGATTAAGACCTTCTACTTCAACGATCTGGCAAACCTTACCACCGCTATCATGGGCGATACCTTCAAAGTCAATGATGTCTTTGCAACCTTCACTGTTGAGCAGTTCATTGAGCAGAGCGTGGGCAAGGTGCGTGCATTCACCGCTACCACAGCAGGCCACGGCTACGACACGGAAGCAGAATCTCAGACTAAGTTTGTCAAGTGGGTCGAAGCATGGTTTAGCGCCAACGCAAGCGGTGTTGCTATGCTCTCTATGGCAGAGCGTGACCGCCGTGCAAGTGTCCGCAAGCTGTCCTCTAAGGTTGTGCGCCTTACTAAGAGTGTTGAGAATGCAGAGGAAGTGCTGTCCTCTGCAAAGAAGGAACTTGATTCTCTCAAGAGCAAGAAGGACACCAACGCAAAAACCCTGGAAAAGAAGATGAAGGCTGTTCAGGGCATGGAAAAGGATTTGGCAGACGTTAAGAAGAGCCTGGAATCTGCTCAGACTAAACTGGCAGACCTTCAGAGCAAGGACTTCACCAACGACTTCAGCGCAGAAGAAACCCTGTAATTAAACCACGCAACCATCGTGAACACGCAAGAGCTCTACATAAATGCTAGGCGATTAGTGGTACTAGGGAAGACGTAACCACTACCAACACGGCGAAAGCCGTAACTATCAATTGAAAGAAGGGAATACTATGCAAAAGTTTCTGTGTAAGAACTACGCAGACCGTCAGATTAAGTTTGACGGTCATTCTGTGCCGTCTGGTGCATACTATGGTCAGACCGCAGAGGGATTGCGCTTTATCGCAGTCGTCAGAGTGAATCAGATCGGCATGGTTTGGCGTTCCGGTAAAGGTTTGGTTCCGTGGGAGAAGTCTTATAATCAGACTGTCGTTGACTTCATTAGAAGTGAACCTATCGGCGTAAATCCTGAGACCGTCCATTTTGATATGACAGTGAAATCAGAGCGCAAGAAGGCTGGACGCTATGCAGCACGTTTTGCTGGAACTGGGTCTGCTAGTGCAAATCGCAAGAGCAAGAAGGCAGCGAAACATACTAAGGCTTTCCGTACTCGCAATGATTCCTTTACGGAAGAGTACAATAATGCCTCTAGCCTGATTTATGGGAAGACTGTCGAGATGAACGGACGACCTCAAAAGGTCTATGGCAAGATTGCAGAGTACATGGACGGCAGCGGTGCTGGAAAAATCCGTGGTGATATGCGTCCTCTTGAGCCTGTTTTTCCTGTACCTTCTGGCAGAAAGGCAAGGTGAATCATGTCAACAACTGTTTTGAGTGGTCAGAACTTGCGCAAGAGTGAAAAATTTGCTATAATTGCATCAAAAGGTGGTGCGACTATGGCAAGCAAGTACGACAACATGAGCAAAGAAGAGCTTGTTGCCGCTATGAAAGCGCGAAATAAATCTTATAAGTGGCAAAAGGCTTGTGTTCTTACTCCGGCAGAGGGTGAAAAGCTGGAAACTGAAATTCTTCCTCTTTATGGATGTATAAACGTGTCTCAGCTTGTTAAAAAAATTGTCAATGGTGAATTGATTATTTCTCCGGCAGAGCCGTCAGAATCCAACTAAGAACCACATAACCCCAACAACAACGTCTTGTGAATTTATCGCAAGGCGTTTTCTTTATGCCTTGTTTTGTATAATTATGCAAATAATTTGCAGAATATGTAAAATGAAAACAAAAAAGGAGAACTACTATGATTCTGGATTGCTATATCATTCGTGAGTATTTACCCTATAACAAACACACTGATCACGGCTACTATGAACGTCAGGAAATGCTGGACGATGCAAAAGAGTTTGCAGAAGCCGGTGCGTGTTTTGAAATCTTCCCGTGTACGGAAGAAGAAATCCACAAGGGCTTGCGTTACTGGCTCTATCAGTGAGTGTACCAGAGAAGGGAGAGCACAATGAAAGAATACGCAATCTTTGTTACCTGTGAAGAGGATAAGAACCCCAATTTTGGTGGTCGTTATATCCTCTACACAGAAGAGGAAGTGAATACCCTGGGTGGTCTGGACGCTGTTCTTGCCAAATTGAAGGCAGAAGGCGAAATCATCACCGGTATTCAGACTGGTGAACAGTGAAAACAAACATATCAGAAAATCACATAAAATAGGAGATTTATGCCGTGAAGTTAGTGGGCACGGGGCAGAAAGATCCCACTACCAGCCCAATAGGGTACGCAATAGCGTTGTAAAAAATGAATTTGCAAAGCCTGGTTTATCCTGGCAGAAAGGAAGTCTTGTTATGAAATCGCTTCTCATGTTATTCGGCTATTCTGCTTATCATGCAGAGTGCGTTGCACCTATGATGTGGGCTTTCGTAATTTGTGCCATTGCTATTGGCGTGGCAGAATGGAAAGGGTGGTTGAATTAATGTTTCGTAATGTAAAGAGCTTACGATTCATTGGAACGGATGACTTTCACCGTGAAGTATTTATCGATAAGTTCGGCACAGTATGGAAATACACAGAACCCGGTAAAATGCCGCAAGAACGGCATGACAAACTTTACACTTCATCCAGCAACAGCATGGATGGAGAACCAGAAGAACCGATGGCAGATGACCTCGATTACAAGATCTAAAAGGAGAACTGTAATGAACAGAGAAGATATTGATATCCTGGAAGTAGGCAATGCTTATACGGCATTGTTTTACAAGAAGAATCACTATCAGCCATACATTGTTGCGTGGCATTTTGACCCAGATTCCTACACATGGGATCAGGGTCATTATTTTTGTGACCTGAAATCCGCAAAGGCTTTCTTTGCGAAGCAGGAGAAAGAAAACGCGAACTGTCGGTATTGTGAGAATATCGACTGTCCGCACCGTGACGCACTCAGGCGTTTGCCCCGTGAAAAGGGTGGTTTAGGGCTTTGTAAGAATTTTGAGTAAAGGAGAATGAAAAGCATGAAAAAGATTGTTGTTTTCAACCACTTTGGTGAATGGAAGATGACCACTTATGAGAATTACAGCGCATATATCATGGATGCGAACAAGTGCTGTACTCTTATTGTGGCAGACGCAAAAGAAGCTGTGGAATGCATAAGGAAGTATTATCCTGATGCTGAAATTATCGTAAAGTAAATCTATTTTGTGACCGTCAATTCAAAAACATTTATAAATTCAAAGGAGATACTACCATGAAAAAGAACGTCAATACTTCCGTTACCACTACCGCAGCCGCTATTTCCGCTCGTCAGGTCGCTTGTGAAAAGGTCATAAAAAGCGGTGTTACCTTGAACGGTTGTCTTTACGCTGAAATCCCTCTCGATTTGATTCGCGTTGATGTTTGCTATCAGCGTGAGATTGGTGGTGCTCGTTGGCCGCGTATCAACGCAATGGCAGCTGGGTGGGATGCAAATAAGGCCAACAGCGTTCTTGTTAGCTACCGTACTGATACGCAGTATTTCTTTGTGCTTGACGGTCAGGGTCGCTTTGTGGCAGCTCAAAAGGCAGGTCTGAAAAGGATCACATGTCAGATTCTTCAGAACCTCGAACTGAAGGATGAAGCAGAAGCGTTCTTAACGCAGGACGATAACATGACCAAGATTTCTATGCACGATAAGTGCAAGGCTGGTGTTATCGCAGAACACAAAGATTGCATTACCCTTGTGAATACTCTTGATCGTTACCAGATTGATATGAAAGAGGTCAACGGTATCGGAACCGCAATGGAAATTTCTGCGAAAAATCCGACTGAAATTGACTGGATCATCGGTCTGATTGTCCGCACTGGTTGGTATGGTCTGCACAACTGTTTCTCTCGTACCACGCTCAAGAGCTTGCATGAACTGTACAATAAGGATTTTGGCAAGATGGATAGAATCGAAAATGTCCTCGTTCCTGTTATGACCGCAAACCGTCCTGATACGTTCCGCAATGTTTCTGAGTTAGTGTTTACCAAAAGCAATAAGCAGGGCTATCTGGCTATGTATCAGCTGTACACCAACATGATTGTGAGTAATCGTGATACTCGTATGAAGTTCCTCGAAAAGATTGCAGGAATGGGTATTAAGGTTCCGGCCATCGCAAAACAGGCTGAATAAATTACATAACAACGTCAGAAATAATTGCGAAAATTACATAAAAGATATGTTTTAAGGAGCGTGAAAACTATGCGTAAAATTACATTCGCAGAATATGAAAAGAAGCGTCCGTTTTTCTCTAATCCGTATTATGTTGACTGCGTAAAAAGAGCAGAAGAACGGTTTTTCAATGTTCCGGCAGAAAAGATTCATGATGCAGCTGTAGAACTTCCTCAGAATGCAGAAGGATCGTCATTAACTGGTCCGTGTCTTGTGTTCATGAGCGACGGGACAGAGTGGGGAACATATTGTGATGTTGCAGACTTCTATTGTGACACTGAAAACGAATGGTATTTCAGTTGTCTTCCTTATGCGGCAGAACCACTTTGGAAGTCATTCCGTAGAGAACCTACTGTATTAAAGTGGGTACAGCTCAAACATATTTACAAGAAATCAGACTTCACGGATAAAACATTCAGAGGCCGTGATGGTTATTATGAAATTGTGTAAAGGAGAATACAAGATGAAAAAAGGTCAATGGTTCATGAACGATGAAACAGGTGTTATCACTAACATTCATCGTGAAGCTGTCGAGTGGTATCGGCAGGGTGCAAACATTTCCATCTGGATCAACGGCGTTATTGTTTGCCGTTGGGGTCATTAAGAAAGGAGAAAATGAAAATGAGAGCAAGTGTTGAAGTGTATGAGAACAATGCAGGCGGCGTCTGTGTTGCAGTTTTTGGTCAGAATGGCTTGAAAAAGCTGTTTGCTGTTAGAATCCCCTGTAATAACAATGATAGGGTGGAATTTACTAAAACATTCTACCAAGAGGCACAGTACGGGTGTCCTAGTATGGATGTGGATGACTACAACGCAGCAGATTTTTCTGGTCTGTCTATGGATGATGCTTATATGGATATCTGCAGTGGCAACCTGATTGCAGAATTTTACGACAATCGTGTTGTGAATCTGTATCCGGCAGACATGGGATCTGCTGGTATGAAATTATTTGGTTTGAAAGATTGAAAAGGAGATACATAAAATGAAACTTACTCAGAATAAGCTGTCCGTCATCCTGGCTACTGTTGTGGCTGGTGTTTCCATTCTTGCAAACTGTATGACTGCAAACGCAGCAGAGCCTATGAAAACTCGCCTGGATAATCGTTATGTCCTGGCCGGTAGCGTGGATGAAATCGAAGTATTCCGCAACGGAATTAAGACCATCCATGTTATTGATGAGAACGGCGAGGAATGGCTGTATTCTTATGCAAGCATGGAAGAAACACCGGCAGATGGTCAGAATGTGACCATGATTATGAACAGCAATGGAACAGAAACCATCTACGATGATACCATCGAGGATGTTCTGTGGGCACGGCCTGATGAAGTGGATGTTGATTGATATTCACAGAATGGTCACGAAAATAAAACGTATTGACGCATTAAAATGTGACGTTAATAAAATCTACATTTTAGTGCTTGACAAAAGTGCTGGTATCCTGTATTCTATAGCTAGAAATGGCAGTCCGTCAGAGGACTTTTATTTTTACCGTATAGCTATATAATACAGGATACGCAAGAAAGGGAGATTTTGACTATGGCTATATACAAAACGAAGAAAGACGCAGCTTACGCATGGGTTCAGGAGTTCAATGCGATTCCTCAGAGCGTGATTGAAAAGCTGAATAAGGTAGACATCGAAGAAAACGGCGAAGGTGTTGTTGAAGTCACACCGCCGACTGTGGGCGACCGTGTTTCGCTGTGGGATAGCGATTACAGCGGAGAAGGTGAAATCGTTGGCATTGAATTCCATGACGATGATGAAACGGAATACATCATTGTCCCCGATGTGGATACCAGCACAAAGATTTACGTTTACGAGAATTGCTTCGATGTGATTCGGGATGATTTTCTGCCAATGTGGGGAACGATGTGGCAGTTTAATGACCCGTGTGACACATGGCGTATTGAAGAACCTCAGTGGCGTCAGAAGATGGCTGATTGTGGATTCCGAATTTATACGCAAGAGGACTATGGCTACATCTTTGGTATTGATGGGGCTGGTTACGATTTTTACTCGGATCACTGGATTCCTCTTTATGAGAAGTGGGGTCTGCATTGGGATGATGAAACTGAGAAGGAGCTGAAAGAGAATGCGTAAATACACTCGGAAAGAACTGAAGAATATGGTTGCCCTTGGAATGGCAGAGGATGTTACTCGTGCAAACAACGAAGATTATGAAAGAATCATCAAAAAAGAAGGGTTTCTTTCTCAAATTGGATATTCTTCCGGTGTTTATGGTTGTGACGGAATGTTACTGAAAGGTTATAAAACAGGTGGTTATTATGCAGTGACTTCAAGAACGTCAGCCATTTATATTTTTGGTTAAGAGGTGAATGCTTTGATTATTGACAGCATTCTTGACCGTAAGAACGGAAGACACTACAGCGCACATGATTTTTACATTGAAGTCAGAAAATATGAACGTCTGGGTGTTGGTACACACGGCGAGGATATCTCGTTGGCAATGGATTACGGGGACAACAGAGATGTACAGCGTGTGTTGTGTCAGTATATCAAGCGAAACGGCTACCCGGCAGACATCGAAAGTTACATAAGAAGTCAGGTTTGGGTGGTGTAAGCATCAGATGCTAGGTGATTAGCGGTACTAGGGCAGACATAACCGCTACCAATGCGAAAGCATGAGAATATAAAAAGGAGTGTTAGGTATGATCGTCAGAAACTATTTCGGCAAAATCGAACCTAGAATTGGGAACTTCTTTGTTGGTCAGAATGAACACGGGGCGTTTTCAATTTATCGTAATTATCCGCATTGCAGCATGACGGACACTGCAATGTTTGGTTGGTGGTTTGTGCTGGATTACTTTGAATCTACGGTTCAGGCATATAAGTTTTTGAAAGAAAACTATGATTTGCTAATCTAAAATCATGCTTTTATGAGGTAAGAAAAATGAAGAAAAAGATACCCGTTATTTTCAGAAAGATAGACGGATACATTGATGGGTTTCTTCCTACACTTCCGCATTCGTATGGCAGGGTCGAAAGCTATTGTCGGAATGAAGGACATAATGAAGCGGATTACTTTTATGCAATCAAAGGTAGGCTTGCTACTGAAGATGAATACGAAGAAACGCTAAAAGAACTTCGTGCAATTTATGAAGATGATGAGTACGAGTTGGCTGTTCGTAAGAAGATTGCAACATACTGGAAAGCAAATTTTTATGAGGTGTAAAAATGTATTCGGAAAAGGAATTTATTGAAGCATATTGCTGGATGTACGGTCGGACGAAAAAGCAAGCAAAGTTTGCTTATAAAATCTATAGCGACAAGACTATTAAAGATGTTGTGGACACCTACAAGCGTAATTGTAAGAAGGCATTTTACGAAGACTAAATTGAGGTGATAAAAATGACTGAGAAAGACAAGCGTGTTTTGAAATATGCGATTAATAACCTGATTGCAAGAGAAAACAACTTGTGCGAAGGATTTTGTAAAAGCAATCCAACACATAGGGCAGAACGTGAGCGAGATCGGGATTTGATTATCTTTGGCATTCGTGATGTTTTGTGCGAGGTTGAGCGTCTTGAAGAACAAGAGAAAGAGATGCTGGAGAAAGTCAAACATGAAGTAGTTCGTTTTGATTGAGGTAATAGAAAATGTATACTAGCGAAACTGTAAAACAAGTTACCGATTGGATGATTAACAGTATTTCTGACTGGATGGTCGAAAGTGGAACAAGAAGCACCACAGAAGGTAATTGGATCATCTATATTTACGAGATCACCAGAAAATTCAATGTAACAAAAAACTGGGTTACGGCATTCCGTGACGAGATTGTAGATGCTCTTTATAAACACAAAGCGGTTGCAGATGTGCTCTATGATTTTTCTCCTGATGGCACTGTGGAGGATTTCGACATTGATTTTTATTTAAGTTTTTGTCAGAACCTGAGCGATGAAAATTGAGGTGATAGAAATGGATACTAACATAAACCATCTTAACAGTAGAAAAGAATACATGGAGCTTGTTTATCACAATTCTAGTCCGTTTGATTTTTGGGAAGAAGTGAGAAAATTTCACAAGGAACGTGAGCAGGAGGAAAAAGAACATGACCAACATTGAAAAGAATATTATTCTCGCAGCTCTTTCTTCTTATCGGCGCAAGCTGATGGATCAGAGTGTTTCATTCCTTAGAGCTGGCAATCACGAAGATGCAAAGCAGTCAACGATGGAAGCGGCTAACGTGAATGCGTTGGTGATTAAATTTACAAAAGAAAAGGAGCTTGCAATATGAGAAACCTGTCTAAGCAGAACCGTAAGAAAATTTTTGATTTGATCAAACGCGATTGTACATTTGTTGGCTCTTACGATTTGGAACATTCTGAAGAAAGTGTTTTGACTTATCTCCCGAAGCCCGGCACACAGATTCACAAAGATGTTGAAGAGGTTCGTGTCATAAAGAACCGCAAGACTGGAAACTGGGTTGAATCCGTTGTTGATGTGCGTTGGTATTACGGTATGACTTGCGCTGATGCAGAGATGATTGAACGCAAGTATCAGTGCAAGTCTAATAAATGAGGTGTGCAATATGAATAGCGAAAATAAGATTGTTGTTACTAGCTGGAATGGTAAGTCTTGGGAAATGACACCTGAACAGATTGAAGCAGCGTACCGTTACAAAGAGCATCAGTATCGTATTGAAGATGCAGAGAATCAGCTTGATGGCAATGCTGATTGGATTGAGGAAGAATACGGTTATTCTCACGATGAGATTATGGATTTTGCTGACGAGTTAGCAGAACGATTCGAGGATAAATTTGATTGCAATGTATCAGAAAATGATGATTGGGTAGCACGTATCATAGAGATGTTTGACGCCGCAGGTAGAAAGGAGAGTAACGATGACTGATCCTTGCCGTTATTGTGTAGCACCGGAGCGTTATCCTGGTTGCCACGACCATTGCGAAAAGTTAAAAGCCCATCGTGAAAGTGATGAGTATAAAAAGCTGTGCGAATATAAGAATACATACCTAAAAAGCCATTCGACAGCAAGTTCTTCCCAGATTAACAAAGCGATGCGGTACTTCAAATGTAAAGGTTATAGCCTTTATGGATTCAAGAATGTTGGGAGTGTGTAAAATGATAAAACGTGACTTTGAAAAGTATGGAGTCAAGTTTCATTTAAATGATTTCCATCGTAATGAATTCGATACTCGTTACACACTACTTTATTTTAACGAAGCTATGGGATGCTGGGACGAGTGCTGTCACGTGTCCACTAAAAAAGAAGCCATTGACGCAGTTGACTATATGAAAAGATGGAAGATAAACGCATTCAGAGAATAACAAGAGGAGTATAAAATGTGGGATTTAAGAAAAGTTCATGCACTGCACGATGGTTGTGGATGGGTTTGGAACGAATCATTCCATCACAAGAACGTGTTCGTTGATGAAAACGAGGACCCGAAAGAAATCTTCTGGCAGGAATGTCAGATGTTCTTCCTTCAGGATTATCTAAGCAAGTGTGAGATTGTAGATGACGGCGATATTCTGGAACTTCAGCTGAAAGATTCCGGTGAACCGGTTCTCGCTATGATGATTACAGAGTAAAGGAGCTAGAGTTATGCAGCAATACGAAATTGTATTTTACCGCAATGATATTCTCGATGAATTGATTCCGTTTAAGAAAATGCATAAGGAATTTAATTCATATCAGGAAGCAAGAGTGTGGGCGCAAAATGAATTGTATGACTTGCCTACGGCAGTCGCAATGAATGTGTTTATGGACATTTGAGGTGACAATATGGACGCCTTACATACGATTATAAAAGAACTGAGGGCAGGTAAGGTTTATGGTAAAACCTATGAAGGTCGAATCGAACCGTATTTCTGGTTTGTTATGTATAAAGATGGCAACTTTATCCGTTGGAGACATTTTGGTGAAAGTTCAAACCGTTGCAATTTGAAAGACCTCAAATGGATAATAAAGGTTATCTTCAAGACAACGCCAGAGAAGTTTATTGAAGAGTACGAATGTAAATACTGGTGATAAAAGGGAGATTTTAGATATGGAAAAACTGTATTGCTACGATAATGAAATCATAAAATGGACTTACGGCGATAACTTGTATTGCTTGCATATCCAGCACGATGACATTGCAGACAATAACCCTCGCTGGTGGGATGACCATGATTCCGTAATGGCTTGTTTCCATTCTCGTTATCGTCTTGGTGATAAGATTGATGCGAGTACGGCAGAAGAGTTTTGGAATGATCTTGTTTACGAGTATTGCTCTGATGAAGAAATTCTGGATGCACTTTTTAACATGAAGTTGGAAGATACCTGTGCCATTGTTGATGAAAATTATAGTGACGAAAAACGATACGCCATCTGTGGTATCGGAACTCTTTTTGATGAAAAAGTTTCTGTAAATCCAATGTATGTTGGTCTGAAGTACAACGAAATTGTTATTTATGTCCATGGTGAATTGTCTATTCGTGATTGTCAAATTCTTCTTGATAAGTATTTTGCATGGCTTCCTCTTTGGTTGCATGACCATTCTGGCTTGTCTATGGATTGTGATACCCGGTTCAGAGGTTCGTTGGACGATAGTAATGTTGGTTGGATTGTGACCGCTATTACGGATGGTTCGGATAATACCAAAAATAAAGCAGAGCGAATCATGCGTGATGAGGTAAAGACTTATAGCGATTATATTTCCGGTGAGAACTATGGCTATACGCTTTATCGAGAAGAACATGGAGAATGGAAGGAGATTGACAGAGCATTTGGATTTATCGGTTCCGACGTGTTTGAAAACGGTATCACATATAGCGCTGGTTGTGGTCTTGAAAAAGCATTAAAGGAAGATCGGTGCCGTATTGGTGATGCAGAGAAGGTTGTAACGATTACTTATAACTTTGATAACATTTAAGGAGGCATGAATCATGAAGAAACTTACAGCAGAAGAGTTTGCCGAAAAGGTTATGGAGAACGGCACTGAAATTGATTACAGCGAATGGGCTTCTAAGAATCGCGGTTGCGAGGTCTGGGAAATCTATGCACACATCAATGAGAATGGTGAAGTAGTCCATGGAAATGGAATCGGAATCGAAAGTATCTGGACGTACCTAGAACTTGAAAATGAAGAACAGAGCAAGGCGTTTATGAACGGCGAGCTGGATGATATGGAAAAGAAAGTTATTATTGATGATCTTTACCCTGAATATCTTAAAATTTTGGAAAACTTATAATGATTTTATTTTTAGGAGAGAAAAATAAAATGGATAATAATATGATGGAAAGAATCAAGTATCTGAAGCGTGAGCTTTTTATGGATGGACTTGATACTATTGAAACATTTATTGGCTACAAACTGAACGAAAACGAGGACGATGATGTTATTGAACGCCGAGTGGATATCGCAATCGATTATATGTCGGAAGATGAGTTGAATATTTGGTTTGCAAAGTATAATATCGTTTAAATTTTCGGATGAAAATATTCTCAATGAGGTGTAAAAGCATGAAGATGAATATTGATATTGATATTGAACGTGTTGGAAATGGTTTATTTAATGTTTATATCAGTGAAAATGGAAATTCTGGTACTGAATACAAAAATGTTGATTGTAATCGGATTGGTGAATATGTAGCAGATTTGATTGATTGTTTGGAAGAAAGTTATGAGGCTTAAAGTATGAGTTACAACGGTGGGCCTTGTTGGTCATGCATTGAGAAATCTTGTAAGAACTGTCCGTGTGCTGTTGCGGAATCTTTTGATGGAACTTATTTAACGGCACAATGGATGTTAAAACTAAGAGAAAATAAAGAAGACTGCGACAAATTCGTTGAACGTCTTTGGAAGGAGAATACGGATTTTGCATGGGTTGAAAACGAACGTGGAGAATTAGTTCTTGATCAGAAGTGGAGAGGCTTTCCCGTTGGCAATTTCACACAGGATGAATGGTTTCATTGGGTAGATGAGTTCCATAGTAAAGGCGTTGGATGGGTTTACGAGAATGTGAGTGTGTAAAAGGAGAGTTTTATTATGAAGTATCAGGTAACTGTAGCTCGTACTGGCTATGTTGAAATTGAAGCCGATAATGAACAAGAAGCGATGGATATTGTTGCAAACGATATGAATTCAAAAGATATTGAATGGACGTGTGATTTTACAGTAACGGATTGTGAAGAAAGTGAGGAATAAATTATGGCTATCGTAAATGGATTTGATACTCAGAAACTGCGGTATATCCTCTTTGGTGATAGAGGCTATGAGATATATAAGGAAAACGATTTTTACTACCTAAGTAATGGATATGTTCTTGTAAAATGCGATTTTGATGTTATCGCTAAAACACTGTCAGATTTTCCAGAGTTGAAGATTCCTAACAATGGATATGGTTATAAGTTTGATGAGAAAGATGGTTGGTCTGATTCTGATATTACAATGCTCCACAAATATTTTGAATACGTAAATCCTAGTCGTTGTTCATATTGGGAAAAATTTCATGATGTAAAAGAGTTTAGACGAATCTACTATCAAGAAAACCGAGATGGTTGTTTGTACATTTATCCGTGTATTGTTTGCGAGATGGACAATGGAAATAAGGCTTTACTAAATGAGAAGTATACAAATATTCTAGCAAAAGTGAAAAAGTGGGGTTGGTTTTCAGAGTGCAAGGATAGTTTAAGCTGCGTTCACTTTATGAATAAACAGAACACTCTTGAAGCATGGATTTGCCCGATTCGTTACAAAGAAGGTGCTATCTAATGTTCTATCATCTTAAATACTCTGTCAGACACTTTATGTACGGCGATACATATAAAGGGCATGAAATCTATCCAACAAAAGAGCTGCGTGATGCAGAACTTGACTGGATGAAAACGTGTTACAGTAAGCCGACAGAGCTTGTTTATGCAACGTATGAAACCGAAACGCTTAATGAAGATAAGATAATAATATAAAAGGAGAATGAATAATGAAATATGACACTCAACTAATGGCAGAAATACTTTGCGGAGTGGCAAATGTTGAGTATAGCCCAGACTTGGAAGAGCTTTTATATCATTTGGATATCCAAGCACAGAATCCTAACAATGCGGATTTTAGACGTAATGGGCTTGCTATTATTGCTAAGGCTTGCGAGAATTTAAAGAATAAATAAAATCGAGGTTTTAAACAAAACAATGTTTATATGAATAGAAAGGAGATGTAAAATGATCGTTCGCGAGTATGCTAAATTGAAGGGTTTTGAGGTTGTTGGAAAGCTGAAACGCTTGCCGGACGTTTATTACGGTGTGGATAATAAGAGTCATTACCCGCTGTGGATCGATGAAGCTGGTAATGAATACTGTGGAAGTTACAGTAAAGATGGTGAGTGCTGCATTATTACATTCGATGGCGGTGTTCTTTAAAAAATAAAAAAATACATGTAGACGAAAAACAAGAACATATAAGGAGAATTAAAATGAAAAATGGAGTTGTTGTTTTCTATGACGATACGATGTGTAATGGTCCTTACCGTGTAGAATACAAAACAATGGAAGATGCGGTAGAGTCTATCAATAATGATTTTGAAAGCCTGATGAAAGAACTGCAAGATGAAGGTTATGAACCTGAATGGATTCGTGACGGCCATCATATGCTTGAGGTTTATGTTCCGAATACGTCTATTAACGCGTGGTGGGATTTTGAGTAAGGAGAACTGAAAAATGGATACTAACGAAATCAAAATGTTTGAGCAGAAGATGATTGACAGTGCATTTATTGATGCTGTTGATTATGATCCGAAGGTGGCTGCACGAGCTGTGGGAGCACGTAAGATGAAAATGAAGGGCGTATGCTCCTTTAATGAATACATTAGCTACTTACAGGCAATTACAGGCAATGCAAAGTTGTTCTGGAAGTATCAGTTTTGAGGTGACGATTATGAGTGAATTTGAAAATCGTGTTTTTGATGTTTGGAATCGCTTTGTAAGAAATATGCCTTGCTGTCCAGAAGATGGTTGTGATCGTTGGTGTGATGGCGAGAATATTCTATGCAAAACATATGAAGATGCACAGAAGGTCGCTGATTATATTGATGAAAAGGCTGGACGAGCAATATCTGCTACCGGTTTTTATGATCCAGAAGAAGATAAGAGAATGGGATGTATAGATAAGTATACTGGATGGTATTATGTCACGATCTGATAAAACAGTTCTTCTAGGAGGAAAAATAAAATGAATGAAAAGCAATTTGCAATTGATACACCTATTGGAAAAATTATTGCAGAAGGTCTTACAGAGCCATATCCTGAGATTGTGATTTACCTTAAAAGAAATGATGGCGAAACAATTAACCTGTCCAGTATCAATTACGAAAGTTGTGGTGATATTGAAAGTTATCTTTGGATGGATGTGTTCAGTGATGAGTACACGAATCATAAGAGCTGGCTGTTTGAAGATTTGACCGCAGATTTTTCTTAATAAATATAAAGGAGTAAAACAAAATGACTACCAACAATCCTATGACAGTAATAACCTCAAAGTCCTTTGGCGCATTGAATGTGGATGTGTACCAGAATGACAAACACCAGTATTACATGACTCGTGAACAGATTGGCACGGCGCTGGAGTACAGTGACCCTAATAAGGCAATTCAAAACATCCATGTTAAGAATACGGATCGTCTTGACCCTCTTTCAACATTCCTCAAACTGAGGAAAGTTGAAGGTGGAATCACGAAAGAGCGTGAAATTATTTGTTACAGTTTGCGTGGCGTCATGGAGATCTGTCGTCTGTCTCGTCAGCCGAAGGCTGATGCGTTTATGGATTTCTGCTGGGACATTATGGAATCTCTGATGCGTGGTGATTCTGTTCTGGCAACACCAAAGATGGATGCCGCACTGAGCAAGGAGTTCATCGATGTAAGACTTCACGCTCTGTTTGATAGTATGAAGAGTCTTCAGAATGAACTTAGTTCCACTCGCAAGGATCTTAGTGAACAGATTGAGGAAGCTCGTGCCACCAGCAATGAAGCGCTGAATGTGATTAGCAGCGTATCTCAGTGTGTCCATCAGATTAAGGACAAGCAGATGGATGATGCGATTCGTTCCACCAGAAACTTTACTCCTCGTAAAGATGTGATGAGTGACTGGCGTAAGAAGATGTATGAACGTATCAATGTGATTGCGGCAATCAATGAGATGAAGGTTCAGGATGTGTTTCGTGATGTTTACGAGTATATGAATCGTGTCTACACCTTTGTTATCGAAGATGAGCGTAAAAAGTATTGTGCAAGAACTGGTCGTACTGGTCACATTCCTACGATTGATGTGGTTGAAGCAAGCACGATGTATAAATCTATCTTTGGTGCCTTGGTTGAAGATTTGTATGCCGAGGCAATCAACAAGAAGAAGGAAGAAGCCGCTGAACAAAAAGCTCTGCCTGAAGCTAAAGCTGTTGAGGCAGCTCCTGAAGTAGATGTGTGTGTTGCTCCTGTGATTGAGGTGGAAGCTAAGGAAGTTGAACCAGAACCCGTTGTAGAGGAAAAGCCTAAGAAGCAGAGTGAAACGGCAAAGGTTCTTTTTCCGATTATGTTGCCTCTGGCAGAAAAACTTGGTGATAAGCCGCAGTACAAGCACACTTACACTTTGATTTACGAGCGGATTGGTTATAAGAAGATGAACAATTTGTTTGTTGCTTATGAGAAGACACACGGTAAAGCACCTCGTCCGAAGACTAAGGTGTTTATCGAAAATGAAAAGAACCTGGCACTGTTTAAGAAAACTGTAAAGCAGCTGATGAAGGAGCAGGAGAGTAAGTAAATGTACGTAATATCGAATGGTCACAACTACATTATGAAACGAAAGGGAGGTCGAATCTGCGCCACCTGTGATATCAGTCTGGCATTACAGTTTGAATCTAAGGGACTGGCGATTTGTGAAATCAATAAACTTCCCGCCGGGTACAAGAATGGCCACTATGCACCAAAATCTATGGACGAAGCGACTATTGTTGGCAAGAGTCCGAATATAACGGCTCCGGCTACAAAGCCGAATACATACGCATTTCACATGGAGGATTCTGAATGGATGGCGGAACTCAAAAAGAATCTTATCGTTACAGATAAGACCATGTGTAATCTGAAAGAGATGTACTCAAAAGTGTACGGTGATTTGACTGCCGCAAGTGATGAGATTGATGATCTTGAACACGCTATTGAATTTAAAACTGTGAACGCAGCACAAGGTTATCAGCTTATGGCAGAGCTTAAAAAGGCTCGACGGAAGCGCAGGGAAGCTAAAGATGCAAAGCTTTTGCTTGAAATTGTTATGAATACAGAAACCAGAGAATGGGGAGATGGTAAGTTGGAGACTGCTATTGAACAGCTTGAAAGTCGCCAATTCACTCCGAAGGTTCGAAAGGATTTATTTGAAAAGAATTGAGGTACATATTATGAAGGTTTATGTTCTGCACGAGTGTGTTGATTCTAGCGATTTCTACGCAGAGGATTCTGTAATCATGGTTACAACGGATAAGCTCAAGGCGCTCGATAGAATGGTTCATTTCTTTAATGACTGTAAAGACAGCAATCAGCCGGTAAGCGATGACGAGACGTGGTGCGTTGCTACTGAAGCATCTGTCGTTAGTGAAGACTCTGGAAATTATTATCGTCATCACTGGAAAATTGATGAGTTTGAGGTATAAGAAAATGATGAAGTATGGAAACATAACGTGTAAACAATGTGGCGTTATGTGGTATGGACCAAAGTGTGGAAAGCTTTATTGTGATAATTGCAGAAGGATTGTAGATAGAGAAAAAGATATTAGATGTAAAAACAAAAAGAAACGCAAACCGACATTTGTTGAAATCACAAGAATGGCAGACGCAGAAGGATTATCCTATGGCAAATATTGTTTAAAATATGGAATCTAAAGGAGATGCAAATATGAACGCAGTACCTGAAAGGAACGAAAATAACGCAGTTGAGTTTAATCCACCAAAGGTTGATCCAATTCCAAAAGCAAAGCATAACCAAGCGAAGAACTATAATATCAAACGCAAGGAAGCTTGTAATGGAACGGTGCAGCCTATTAAAGATGTAGAGGATATTAAACGAATTTCGGAATATTTTTGGAATCGTGGGATGTACCGTGATTGGTGTTTGTTTAATGTTGGTGTATGTACTGGTTTTCGTGCAAGTGATTTACTTCGGTTTAAGGTTTCTGATGTTACAACACAGAGGATGAATGGAAAACTGCAAGTCAACGCAAACGCAAAGGTACGAATGAAGGAAAAGAAAACTGGAAAGTATCGTGTTGTTTTTCTTCCTGAGTCTGCTTTAGAGGTAATCGCTACATATATCGATAAAGCCAAGCTCCATTATGATGATTGGCTTTTCCCATCTTATAAGTGCAGTTCTCGTAATTCGTTAAGAAGTACGGGAGGAACATCAATCAGTCCCAAGACCGGAATTATGTATACACACGAAGCAAATCCAAAGGTTGCTGGTGATCCACTTGATGTGGATAGTTTTGGCCGGATTATGAAAAAGGTTCAAAAGGATATGGAACTTCCGTATAATCTTGGAACTCATAGTTGCCGTAAGACATTCGGTTATCAGTTTATGGTACAGCACCGTGATGACGTTATGGCTTTAGCATGGCTTCAGCACGCTTTGAATCACAGCAGCCAGGCAATCACACTTCATTATATTGGTCTTGATTCGGAAGTTGATGAGCGATATTACTCTGGAATCAATTATGGTGTGAATACTCATAGCGATAATTCTTGAGGTGTATGATGGCTGATACTTATATTAAAATCTGGGATACTTACGAGAGCTACTTTGAACCCCTTAGTGCTGCTGAGGTGGGGCGTCTGGTACTGGCGATGATGAAATATAAATCGTCTGGAACGGAGCCTGAACTCAACGGAAATGAGCGGTATGTGTGGCCTGCCGTGAAGAGAGATTTGGATAAAGATGCTGAATACATCGAAGGCAAGAGGATTTCTGGTAAAGCTGGTGGCTCATCAAGCAAGCGTAAGCAAAACGAAGCAAACGCAAGCAAACCCAAGCTAGAAAAAGAAAAAGAAAAAGAGAAAGATAAGATATCGTCTTCGTCTTATGATGAGACGACAACGACGATACCTATCGAGGATGTTTTTCGAGAGAATATCGGAAAGCTTGGTGCTACTGGTCAAAAAGCTTTAGCAGAATATGTTGAGCGCATGGGCGATGAACTTGTGCTTGCTGTGATTGGAAAATGTTCTGACCTAGGTGGTAGATGATTGCCGCCGGGTGTGTCCGATAGGGAGTGGCCGCAATACAAGAGTGGATAGGCAAGTTCCTAGCGGAAACGATTGGTTAAAAAATGCAACAAAACGTCGTCCACTGGTAAAAAGAGAGCTAGAAACAGCGTAAATGGAGGTTTGAATTATGGGACTGTTACTTGGTTTGGGCCTGCTTGGCGCAGCATTTGGTATTGATGCAGCAAAACAAGCACCGTTTGATAGAGCATATCGCCGTCTTGAAAAAGAATGGAAAGTTTGTACTCCAGAAGAAAACAAGCGGTGTGATGCTTTGAAATATGCCGTGCAGAATGGTTTGTGCTTCGAGGATGAGGAAAAGCCTGTGATTGAGTGGCAGAAGTTGAGAGACCTTCAGTGGAAATATCAGCTGGCTGGTGTCTCTTGGCCGAGAGAATCTGCGATTCGAGATGTGTGCCGTCTAGCAGCTCATGACCGTGGATTTGAGTACAAGGGCTACCTGCGGAACACTATGACATTTGGTTATATCACTGATCCGAAAAATATTTGCAAGCTTGGCATTGTAGATTGAGAGGAGATTTGAAAATGAATAACACTCGTAGAAAAGCTATTAAGCAGACCATCGACCGTTTTTGTTCTATCCGTAAGAAGCTGGAAGAACTTGTATCTGAGGTCGAAAGTGTAAAATCCGATGTTGAGGATATCCAATGGGAAGAAGAAGAGTATCGTGACAATATGCCGGAAAACCTGCAGGGAAGTGAACGGTACGATAAGGCAGATGGCGCTTGCACAAACCTGTCCGATGCCGTGGATTCTCTTGACGAGATGATTGGTGCGATTGGTGCGTTGGATTTTGACTTTGATGATGTAACTACTTCTCTGGAGGAAGCGATGGAATGATTTATGTTTCAAACCCGTTAAGGAGAAGTGCTTGGGCTGTGTTTTTGTACAGAGGTAAGCGAGTTGCTTCGTATATCTTGCGAGAAAGTAAACTATGGGATAAGGAACTAATGGTAGAGCGATTGGCTAAAATGTACATGACAGAGCCTGAGAATATTGTTGTGGATATTGAATTTAGAGATTGAGGTGATAAAGAATGACCGCATTTGTAATGTTTGCTTTCAATGTGGCTCTGATAATAATAGTGAATAGTAATCCGTTTGCGTTTTAAGTGGAGGTATGAATATGAAAGAACTGGAAGAAATTTACAATCGATTATATGATGAATACATTGACGCTAGACGAGAGCATTTTGAGTCTGCTCTCGATATGAAAAAGAATGGTGACAGAATATATCTACATGGTAAAGTACATGGGTTAGAAATTGCTATTAGCATCGTCGATGAAGTGCTCGAAAGGGTTAAGGCAGAATATATCAAGGAAGCTTTTGACGTAGACCCATATAAAACCTAAATTCTGTGAGGATTTAAAAATGAAGATTGATTTGACTCTCAATGAAGCACGAGTAATCCAAGACGCACTTGATGCGACAAGCTTGTGCCGGTCTGGGTGCTATATGGGTTATAAGAACGGTGACAAGGATCTGTGTTTTAGTTTTGACAAAGATGGTAATTGGCGTTGTAAGCTAATGCGTGAGATTGATTCTATCAATGGCAAGCTTGAAAATGCAATGTACGGAAAGTGATAAAATCCGGGTTCTTATGAAATTGCTGAAAAAGCTTGACGATAACTGGTTATGCTGTTATGCTTTGCATAACCACAGGATGCAAGCGCAGGAAGGTGGTTAATATAATGTGGATTATGATAATTTTACTTATGGTATTGAATGCTGTGTACGCATTTGGTCTGTTAAAAGCGCTTTCCGATGCTGATGATCAGCGTGGGCGGCTGGTAATGGAACACAGAAAGGTTGAAGAATAATATGGATTATGAAACTTTTGAACGCTACCATATTGCAGATAAGGCAATTGAGCTTCGGAATCTGATAGATGATAGTGGGTTTGCCCTTGAAAAATACGATAAAGAGAAGTTACTTAGATTAAAGGACGCTCTTTATGATTTGTTTGATTTTTGCGCTTATAAAAGTTAAGTTCTAGGAGGGCTTTGTTATGAAAAAGTTTGTTGCTCTTTTTGAAGGTTGGAATGACAGCCATGAGCATAAGTGTATGTGTTACACTGTTGATGTGGATGATGACTTTGAAAGCATTTTAAGCGTCGAAGAACAGGCAGAGAAGATGGCACGAAGCGAATATCCTAATCTGAAAAATTTTGAGACTCTTTACATCAAAGAATTGCTTAACAGATAAAAACTAAGATTTAGGAGGAAAATAGTTATGCCGAGAAGGAAAGCAGTAGAAGCACTGCAATTAACGCCGAAAGAAATAGCTCGTAAGTCACCTACGTTTGCAGAGATTCCTGAGATGGCAAGTCGTGCTGGTAAGCCTACATACTATTATAATGTAGGAGATGCTGTAGTGATTGGCCGTCTTAGTGGTTGCAAGATTGATGAAGTCTGCGACGGTGGTTTATATTACGGTGTTTCTTATGATGATGGATATAGGTACGAAACGTGGTTCAATATTCGTAGAGCAGGAGTCGAGAAGGAGTCTCAGCTGACTAAGAATGATGACATTAAGATTTCCTACTCAAATGTGACCATCGAATCCTTGCTCCACAGGTATTACTTCTTTGGCATCAACTGCAATCCGAGTTATCAACGCGGATCTGTGTGGACGGATGATGACCGTGAACTGCTTCTTGAGACAATTTTTATGGGTGGTGAAATCGGTCGATTTGTTCTAAAAAACATTGACATGGACGAATGGCATGAAAATCAGAACTACCTTTATGAAATCATTGACGGTAAGCAGAGACTTCTGACACTTGCTGCGTTCTACGAAGATCGGTTCCGTTATAAAGGATATCTGTACAGTGAACTCTCTAAGAAGGATAAGAGAACCTTTGATGAGACTGCAATTGCTATCGCGGATTTGCGGAATCTTTCTAAGAAGGATACGTTGCGTGTGTTCTTGCTTCTGAATCGTGGTGGCAAGGTCGTTTCCAATGCTGTGCTTGACCATGCAAAAGAGCTTCTGAACGAAATGGAGTGAGTGAATATGAGTAATGTACTTATTGATCGGAAAGTAGTAAAGAAGGTAGAATCCATCTTCGAGCATCCTGATAAGGTCTATTCGGTGTATTTGAAGGCTGGCGGAGATGTCGTTTGGCTGCAAGGTGAAATTGAGCTGTATGAATTTTTGCGTAGTTTGTAAAACTAAGTTTTAATATAGGTGATTCTATGACAAGAAATGAATTGCTTGGAGCATTATGCTTTCCAGAATATAATTTTCTTCGGGAGAATGAGCATCTTGGCAAGCATATGATGTTCGTAACGGTCGGTGGCAGTCATGCTTATGGGACAAATATTGAGGGCTCGGATCTTGATATCCGAGGTGTGGCGCTGAACTCGAAAGAAGACCTTCTTGGTCTCGGTGAGTTTGAGCATTATGTGGACACTCAGACTGATACAACGATTTATAGCTTTAACAAAGCTGTAAAATTGATGTGCAGTGGAAACCCCAATATGCTGGAACAGTTAGGAAATGCTGATGAACTCGTTATTAGCTATAACCCAATGACGCAGCTACTTATGGACAACAAAAACCTATTCCTTTCGAAGCGTGTGATTTACTCGTTTGGAGGTTTTGCAGGCAAGCTGATTCAGAAGTCTGATACATTAGACAAAGATCCAATCTACCATAATTCAAAGAAAATGCACAAGACGGTAATGAATGCAGTTCGTGTATACCTGATGCTCTTTGACATCTTGGAAAAAGGTGAAATTAAAACCTATCGAGACAATGATTATAACTTCCTGACGCAGCTTCGCAACGGTGAATATGATTACAAAGAGATTCGTCAGCAACTGATTCCGGCCTATGAAAGCAGATTGTCAGTTGACAAGAGCGAGACTTACCTGCCGGACAATGTTGATTGGAAGCGGGTCAACGAGCTTGTGATGACCGTAAATGAGGAGTCTTTAAAGATCTGATAAAACCAATATTTTAGGAAAGAAGGTGTGAACTTATTATAAACAAATTATTAATAAATCGTGAGCAAAGTATTGCTATTGTGTGTATAATGTGCTTGCTGGCAGGGAATTTGGTAATGAAAGCGTTACCGAATACTGGAATTGAAGGCACGTATACATATTATAATGATCAACCAACCACGAATGTTACACAAGCAACAAAAGAGGATGAGAAGAACGATGACGAACCTGTTATCTTCGTGAAAGAAATTGTTGAGACACGGGTTGTGAATTTCAGCCAGGACAAGCACGAGCTCACCGATGATGAACGTGCTCTTGCAGAACAGATCGTTGCTTGTGAAGCTGGTGCTGACAGCCTGGAAGGCCAGATGGCCGTGGCTCAATGCCTTTATGATTCCGCTGTACTGGATGGTTTGACTATCCAGCAGGTCTTTAAGAAGTATGGGTATAGTACCTTATATAATAGGAAGGTAACGGCAGAGAACGAGTTGGCTGTGTCTATGGTGTTTGATTATGGCGCTAAGATTTCGGATAAGCCAATCCAGTGGTTTGTGACCCCGGCGGCAGCTCCTAGCAGTTGGCACGAGCGAGGGGCAACGTTCGCGGGTCAATTTGGCGCACATAGGTTCTATTATGATTCAAAGCTGGTTATGGATGATGCCGAGTGAACGGTATCATCTAAAATTTTAAACTTCTATAACAACAAAAAGATGTATAGTGTATTGACTAAAACAAAAGGCTGTGTATAATATATCTTGAAAGTTGTTTATGTGAGCGGAAGGCGGTACTTTAATGAATGAGAGAAAGGTTATGGCGGTCATAGAGGTTAAGCAGTTTTTAAAGTACATAAGAAAAAAGCGAGTGTGGGTATGCTTTGTTTGCAATGGTGTAGATGTCCACATGATTTGTAACAAGATCAATGATGTTGGAGCAGAGACACAAGGGATTGTTAAAGGTATTGGGTTCTTCGGAAATGAAAGTCATGTTGAGCTGCGGCAAGAATGTCATGAAGTAAGGGTGGTGGCACTTAGGCCGGGCTGTACAGAAAAAGCTTACGAGATGATTTTCGACGATACTAATGTATTTGTGTCGGAAAACTCTGAATTGTACGGGCATTAAAAATATTTTCAAAAACCTCTTGACTTCTGTGATTGTATCCTGTATAATGTAGCTATGGAACGGAGCTACACCATCATAGAGGAGAAAGACTATGGATAACAATATTGATCCAAAGGTCGGAGAGGTTTGGTTGGTTGATCTATCCAATGCGACAGGTCATCAGCAGCGCGGTATTCGACCGTTTGTTGTGACAAGTAATAATAAGAGAAACCTCTTCAGCCCAACAATCAAAGGGAATCCGTTGTCTTCAAGAATATACAAGCGTTCTCCGGTTCATGTTCTACTCTCGAAAGAAGACTGTGAATTCTTAGAGGTTGACAGTATTGTTCTCTGTGAAGAGACTGATACACTTAACAAAGGACAGTTCATCAAGAAGCTTGGTGTCTTGTCTGAGCGTCAGATGAATATGATTGCAATGGCAAGATGCAAAGATGAACCGTTTTTGCTCGCAGCATTCCTGAGTGGCGTACAACATACTATGGATTTTCAGAATTTTGCCGCATTTGCTTGATTTTTTATAAGGTTTAATGGTACACTACATATAATAAGAAGGAGTGTGCCACTATGCTTACCGAAGAAAAGATCAACACTTTTGCCGAAAGGTATTCTGATAGAAGTTCTGAGTTTGTTGTATCGACACTTAACCATGTTATGGATTACGAGTCCGAGTGTGGGTATGAGTTGTTTGACTTCACAAAAGATGATTTTGTAAAGATGTTTGCCAGATACAATTGGGTAAACTCAAGTCGGTCGTTCAGAAATGTAAAGTCGATAATTACAGGTTACATCAAAAGTGAGAATCGAGCGAGCATGTATGACTTAGCTGAATTCTCGGAGAGCGACGTGAGTTCAGACAATATGTACGAGGACAAGTATTTTGCGTCAGTTGATGAGTTTGTTGATTTCTTGGACAAGTACGAAGAGTCATATCAGATTCGTATGAACGTAATTGCTGCACTGTACTGGATTGGACTTACTTCTGAAGAAGTTTCCAATCTGACGATTAACGATGTTGACTTTGAATCATGTACTGTTTTGAATAAGACCGGTGTTGACGCGAGACTGATGAATATCATCAAGCAGTGTTATGAAATGAAACAATACGATGCTCCAAATATGGGAGGATACAGAACGTTTTATGTCATAAATGGTGATTACATCCTTCGTAAAACAGAGGATAGAACTGGTGCAGACAGTGATTCAAGAATGTCCACAAACACAATTCATAGTTATTTCACGCGCTTGAATGATATTCTCGAAAGAAGATATCATTCAAAGGCTTTAGACCGAAGACATCTGACCAGAAACGGAGAGTATGTCAAGGTTTATAACTATTGTAAAACTCATCCAGAATTTAATCTTGCAGAACTTAGTTTCGGAAATGGTAAAGATCCTCTTGCGGACATTATCGGAAGAAAGTGCAGCAAGGTTGCCTACATTAGTTTCCGGCAAGGATACAAGGGCTGGATCGAATACTTCCACAAAAATTAAAAACAGGGGGCTTCGACCCCTTGATTTTAACACGCCAGCTACATGATACAGGATACTTAGAAAGGGAGATATAGATGAGAACACTTTTGTTATTTCGTGGCGCACCTGGCTGCGGAAAATCAACCTATATTAAAGAGCATAATCTGGAACAGTATGTGCTAAGTTCAGATACGCTCCGTCTTATGTGTCAGGGAGCACAGGAAACTCCAACCGGGCAGATGGAGATTTCTCCGCAGAATGACGACGTTGTGTGGGATATGCTCTTCAAGTTGCTTGAGGTGCGTATGAGTCACGGCGAGTTTACGGTGATTGATGCTACAAACTCCAAGACGATTGAAATGAACCGATATAAGAACCTTGCAAAACAATATCGGTACAGGATGTATATCATTGATATGACTGATCTTCCGATTGAAGAATGTAAACGGCGAAACGCTCAGAGAGAGTGGTTGAAGCGAGTCCCTGAAGCTGCCATTGATAAAATGTATGCTCGATTCGCTACTCAGAAAGTTCCCTCTGGTGTAACGGTTCTTCCGTCCACCACGTATGTGATGTCTGATTTGAACTATTATCCGAATGATTTCAATCAGTGGAAGAAGATTCATATTATCGGTGATATTCATGGTTGCTATACCTGTCTGAGTAAATATCTTGGCGAAATGAAGGACGACGAGCTTTATATCTTCGTTGGTGATTATCTCGACCGTGGTATTGAAAATGTAGAGGTTTTCAAGTTTCTGTGTGATGTCGTAAATAACAACCGCAAGAATGTGATCCTTTTGGAAGGCAATCACGAGCGTTGGCTGAACAAGTGGGGTCATGACGAACCTGTGCAGAGTGAAGAGTTTGCAAACTACACTCGTCCGCAGCTCTTTAAGGCTGGTATTGACAAGAATACTGCTCGTAAGATTTATTCCAGAGTCGGTCAGTGTGCCTACTTTGAATATGATGGCAAGCGGTATTTTGTAAGTCACGGTGGTCTGAGCTATCTTCCTTATTTTCTTCCTTTCGTGTCTGCGGATCAGATGATTAAAGGCGTAGGCCGTTATCCTGATATGCTGACCGTGGCTGAGTCTTGGGAAAAGTCGATGCCGGATAGCTACATTCAGATCTTCGGCCATCGAAATGTGCAGGATGTTCCTATTGATATGGGCCATCGGTGCTACAATCTCGAAGGAAAAATCGAGTTTGGTGGATATCTTCGTTGTGTGGAACTTGAACACGGTCAGCCTATCAAATGCGTAGAAACCAAGAATGATGTGTTCCGAAAAGAGGAGCCAAAGACTGAAACTGCCGCTGAAATGAAAACTGAGTTCGATAACGCAGAACTTGTTAGTAAGATGCGTCAAAGCAGATATGTGTTTGAGAAGCGATTTGGGGACATTTCTTCTTTTAACTTCTCTCGTGAAGCATTTTACAAGAAGCACTGGGATGAGGTTTCTACCAAAGCGCGTGGATTGTTCATTAACACTAAGACGAATAAAATCGTAGCTCGAAGCTATGATAAGTTCTTCGCAGTTGATGAGCGGAATGAAACGAGAATTGGCAACCTGCAGAACACTTTGAAGTTCCCGATGACTGCATATCTGAAAGAAAACGGATTTCTAGGCATTGTGTCTTATGATGCTGAACAGGATGGGTTGTTTATCGCAAGCAAGTCTACTCCTGATGGGCCTTTTGCAGATATGTTCCGAAAGATTATTATGGATACTACTTCCGATGAAGATCGTAAGAATCTGAAGGAGGTTGCCAAAGAGCATGGCTCCATCATCTTTGAGGTGATTGATCCTGTGAATGATGCTCATATTATTGAATACAAGAAACCACATATTGTTTTGCTGGATATTGTTGCGAATGATATGGACTTCAGTGTGATGGATTATGATGATCTGAAACGTGTCGCAGAAAAGTGTCATCTGCAGATTAAGGAGAAGGTTAAGACCTTTGAGAACTGGAGTGAATTCTATCCTTGGTATGAGGAAGTCATGAATGAGAATTATCTGTATCATGGCATCGATCACGTCGAAGGTTTCGTTCTGAGAGATAACAACAACTTCATGTTCAAGATGAAACTTCCTTATTATAAGCATTGGAAGTTCCTGCGTAGTGTCATGCAGAGCGTCCAGAAGAAGGGCTATTATGACCGGACTGCGAAGTTGTTTACCGCAGAAGACAACCTGTTCTATGGTTGGATGCGTGAGCAGCGTGAGAAAGATCAGGAAGCATTCAGTAAGAAGGGAATCATTCAGCTGCGGAATGAGTTCTATGCAAGTCAGCAGAAGAGCTGAAGTAAAATAGACATTTTATCGTGATTTTCGTTAAAATAATTAACGAAGTATCGTGATGTTTCTTCCTCCAAAAATGCCCTGCGCGGGGCTGACAGCCGGGAAAGACCGGCGATATATGCCAAGGTGCTGCAAATGGGAGACAGGGCGAGCCCAAACCTCGCTGTGGAAACACATGCGGTTTCGAATACCGTCCTTGGCACCAGATAATTTTTAAACAAGAAAGGATGAGTACATGGTTAATAGGGCAGAAAATCATATTGGTGATGTCTTTGATTTGTTTGAGGTGATTGATGTTATTCGAGATGAAAATAATATTCCATCTTACAAATGTCGATGCAAAGAATGTGGATGGACAGGGCTAAAAAATATAGCTCATGCAAAAGAAGCTAAAGAATGTCGACATAAACAATCGAGTGGAGATTATAAGAACTTTTCTACACGGTGGAGAAACAAAAGAATCGGGCACATTTTTAGTGGAATGAAGACACGGTGTTACGATGTTAATGATAAAAATTACATGACATATGGTGGAAAAGGGATCAGAGTCTGTCAGGAATGGCTGGACAATCCAGAATTATTTGAAGAATAGTCGTTGGATAATGGGTATGAAGCCAATTTAACGATTGACAGAATTGATTCAACAAAAGATTATTGCCCTGATAATTGTAGATGGGTGACGTTAGAGGATAATGCAAAATATAAATCTACAACTAGAGTATTAGATGTGGATGGCGAACTACATACAGGACGTGATTGGGCGGTAAAATTAGGGCTTGGAGTTAATATGATAAACAACTATGTAAGAAGGTATGGAGAGGATAATACAAAACAATTCATTAAAAGAGTCTTAAAGAATCCAGATAAAGTAAATTCTCGACAAGGGAAACAAACCCTCTATAATCTTTACATGAACTAAATTGAAATGGCCCAGTGTAAAAACTGAGTACATTGGGCCAAATATTTATTATTTATATGAGCACCCGTGGTGAAATTGGCAACCACGATGGACTTAAAATCCATTCCCGGTAACGGGTTGCGAGTCCGAGTCTCGCCGGGTGCATATTTCTGGGCGTAGCGAAGTCGGTATCGCGCCTGCTTTGGGAGCAGGAAACCGCAAGTTCAAGTCTTGTCGCTCAGACCAATTCCTATTATTCCCAGCTCCTTAGTAATAAGGCAGTAGGATTATTCTCCAGTAAGCTGGGTACACGATGCGTCGTGGCGAAGCGGTCTAACGCAGATGGCTTTGACCCATCCATTTCGAGAGTTCGAGTCTCTCCGGCGCAATTTATATGGGCGTATGGCGAAATTTGGCAGCACGCGGTTGCCTTAGGAGCAATTGTCGAAAGACGTGGAGGTTCGAGTCCTCTTACGCCCACCACGGTCATGAATCGTTGTTGTTCATGGTTGATCTCCTTTGACCACTATTATTCCCAGCTCGCCAGTGATGGTGCAGTAGTGCTTTGTAAGCTGGGTGATTATGCAGCGGTCGTACAATGGTTAGTATATCAGCCTTCCAAGCTGAGGATGAGGTTTCGACTACCTTTCGCTGCTCCAATCTCGTATGGGTAGGATTTTTAGCGGTCAAATCCGGCTGCGCCTGTGCGAGATACCACCCCGAAAGGGGCGAGATATAGGAAATGTGCATCGCTGTTATTCCTTCCTCGTCTATATGATATAGATGCAATAGTGTTTTATAAGGAAGGTGCCCAGTTGAATAGTTGCAGCTGTTTAACTGGTTTTATGGGATAGTAGCTCAGCTGGTCAGAGCTGGCGGCTCATAACCGCTTGGTCGCGAGTTCAAATCTTGCCTGTCCCACCAGCCCAATAGGGTATACATAAAATCTGCTAGAACTTTTGTTTTATAAGCGAACAGATAATATGACGTTGATACGTCTATTATTTTCCACTAATTTTTAAAGTTTTAGCTATATAACACAGGATACTAAAAGGAGGTGGTTTGGTGAAACATTATGGAAATATTTGCGAGATTGATGGTTCTAAGATTGAGCCCGTCTCGTGCATCACTGGTGGTTCACCTTGTTAGCCAAGACCTTTCTATTGCCGGTAAGCGGGCAGGTTTGGCTGGAGAACGGTCTGGTCTATTTATGGAAATGATTCGTGTGATAAAGGAAATGAGGAATGCCACCAATGGAGAATATCCAAAATTTGCAATCTGGGAAAATGTTAGAGGAGCACTTTCCTCAAACAACGGAGAAGACTTCCGATGCGTCTTGGAAGAATTTGCACACATCGTCGAAGCAGACGCTACAATTCCTAAACCTTCGGGAAAAGGCGGAAAATGGTCTAAATCCGGCGCAATTTCCGGTAATGGATGGTCTTTGGCATGGAGACTCTTCGATGCTCAATATTGGGGAGTGCCCCAACGTCGTCAAAGAATCGCGCTTGTCATGGATTTTAGAGGACAACGTGCCGCAGAAATACTATTTGAGCGCACGGGCGTGCCAGGGAATCCTGACGAGAGCATCCCGACGTGGCAAAGCTTTGCCAGAATTACTGAAGAATGCACTGCTAAAGATGATCGAGTGGTGGGAGAAAAAAGCTTTTGTATTGTCGGAAACATGATTGACAGAGAAACCAACATGAACGGGATTGGTGTAAAAGAAGATACTGCTTTTACTATAAACACTATTGACCGTAATGCTGTTGCCTACACTTTAAAGATTCGTTCAGGATGCGAAGGTGGTGGCAAAGGCGCACTGGTACAGACCGAGAAGAGTGCAACGCTTTCTACATTGCAAGATCAAACGCTAATCTGCTTGGCAGACAACACCTCTTTACATAATTTAAAACAAAAGATTTGTGTCTTGAATGATCAGGGCGGTAGTGTAATGAATGTTTCTTACGATATTGTAGGAACAATAAGAGCACAAGAGCATGGTCATCAACCAATTGTATTTGAGAGCCATAGTCAAGATGCTCGATATACCCAGCAAGGTAATACAAGTCCGGCTTGTACGGCTCAATGGGGAACTGGTGGCAATAATATGCCGCTTGTCGCTGAAAAGAAAGCATTTGCTATGCAGCGCATTGGTGAATACAAGGAAAGTGAACAAGCGAGCACGATGAAATCTCGTGACTATAAGGATGCTACTGATCTTGTAATTGAAAAAAATGAAGTAAATTGCGCTGGATTCCAGCTTGGTTTTAGACCGGAAAACACTCGTTATTATGACGAGTGCGCAACCACACTTTGTAATGGTACGAGACCAGGATGGACGACAGGGTGCATTCTTAATTGGATTGTTCGCCGCCTGACTCCTGTTGAGTGTGAACGGTTACAGGGTTTTCCTGATGGATGGACCGATATTGGCGAGTGGGTTGACGAGAATGGTAAAAAGCACAAGCCAGCCGATTCTCCTCGTTATAAGGCACTCGGCAATTCGATTGCGTTGCCGCAGTGGTACTGGATTTTCCAGAAAATGAAGTCGTATATCGGTGAGAATCCTACGCTTGGCAGTCTTTTCGATGGAATCGGTGGCTTTCCGCTTGTCTTCGAAAATACATATGGTAAAGGTACTGCTATCTGGGCGAGTGAGGTGGATAGCTTTTGCATTGCAGTTACAAAAAAGAGGTTTCCAAATGTGGAGGATGATAAGTGACTTTCCAAATTATGAAGTAAGTGATATTGGAGAAGTAAGGAACATTAAGACTGGAAGACGTTTGGTCCCAAAGAGAAGCAAAACTGGTTATTTAAGGGTAACGTTGTGTAATGATGGTTTTCAGAAAACAATGGGAATTCATCGGCTGGTCGCGATTGCGTTCATTCCAAATCCAGAAAACAAACCTACCGTTAATCACAAAAATGAGATGAAGGACGACAATAGAGTTGAAAATTTGGAGTGGGCAACAATTGAGGAACAAAATATTTATGGAACACGTTTGAAACGGGCTAGAGAACATACCGATTATAAACTTAGAAATCAAAAAATGGATTATTATGCCATAGCAGAAAAGCATGATTATAATCGACCAGACATGTGTGGTAGATGCTCTGTTGCTGTATACAAAGACGGGATTTTTATTTCAATATTTAAATCGCAGGCTGAAGCTTCAAGGTATACAAATGTGAGTCAGTCAAGGATTAGTGCATGTGTAAACGGTGAGATTGAAGCTGCAAAAGGATATGTGTTTAGGCGTGAAATCTCATAAAAGGCTAATTCAAACAAGAGGTAAAACGGTGAACAACAAAATTCCTATCAACGTAACCATCGGTCACGGCTCCTTGAGCCTTCCGGCAAGTCCTATCTTTCAAAAGGAAAAGAGTACATATCTCTGTCCGTTCTGTGTGACGAAGCTAGAAAAGCTTGAACCGAAATGTCCAGAGTGTCAACATAAAATGGATTGGGGTATGTGGATGGATAAGAATGCAAAGCATAACTATGCATGTGCTGAAAGTGGTGTGTTATGAAAGATTGGCTCCATGCAAAGAAAAAAGAAATTGAGAACATGACTTTCGACCAAGCAAAGGAAATTGTAGAGAAGCAAATCCAGCTTGGTAAAGAAGGCGGGCAATGGTGTCCTCGTGAACACACTACTCATGCTTATGAGATGATTCTTAAACGAGCCATCCTGTACGAAAAGTTCGTGAGTGCATATACTGCATTTTTAAAGGAGGAGGGATGTCTATGAATATAGATTTCTTCCAACGGCGTAAGACCAAGCTTGAAGATACTCTTCTTTTAAAAAATCAGGCCGTCGATATGCTTGATTATCTAAAGACGCACTGTATCAACAACGACCAGTATTGTGCCATTCGAGATTACATTGAAGAAGCTGCGAAGATTCTGGAGAGTGACCTCGAATACGCAAACAACAAGTTGCAGTCCGCATTCAGACCTAAGTATGGCCGGAATAACAGATTGACTCGTGCTCAATCTAAGATGTTCCGTGATAGAGAATATTAAAAATGGGGTGATGCCGCTATGGTGATAAGTAAACATGTTTGTAACTGGTGTGGCAAGGAATATTCTAAGAATCCTTGTGGAGATACAATCTCTATGTATCACGAATTTGGTTATGAAAGCCCGACATGGGATGGTGCGAAGCTACAGTTCTCTTTGTGTCAGGAGTGCTCCGATAAGTTTGCAGGAGTGCTCCGAGCGATGTTTACATACGATCCTATTGAAGATCCTCGGTATTAACGACCCGGAGGGTTGTTAAATATAAGCCATCAATAAGCCAGACGGAGGATAATACATAAAATGAATAGTGCATGAATTGATTCGAGATAATAAAAAAGAAACATAAGTGATTATCAATGAAACAAAATTACATAAAGGAGACTTGATATGGCAGATAGAATTTTTAATCTTCCTCAGACCCGTGGTTCTTTTGAGATGGCTGGTAAGGTTACCGGCACCCAGCGTAGCAACTTCTATAATGAGAAGGAAACAAAGAGTGGTGCTATGCGCCGTGTCCTGAGTTTTGGCGTTCAGACTTCCAATGAAAACACTTTCTATATTGATTTGGCTGGTATGCCTCGTGATAAGGTTTACTTCTTCCGCCGTGCCGATAAGGACAAGGGCATCGAGAAGGATAAGAAGGAAGTCGCTTGGAAGGATCGCCTGACTTATGTTGCACCGGAAGGCTATGACATGATTGGCGTTAAGGTCGGTGTTACCAAGAAGACGAATGAGTCTGGTAAGGTTATCAACGACAACAAGACTCTGACCGACTTCGATGCAGCCAAGGAAATCTCCGAGAACCTGCATGACGGTGACAACGTGTATGTCCGTGGCAACATCGAGTACAGCACTTATAACGGCAAGCACCAGATTCGCTTTGTTCCTACTCAGGTTTCTCTGAGTTCTAAGGAGATTGACTTCGATGCAGAGGGATTTGAGGAGCTGGCTCTGTTTACTCAGACCGTTGTGTACACTGGTTGCCGCAAGAGCGATGAGGGCGATGAAGTAATTGTCGATGCCAAGATTGTGAACTACAACACCATCGAGGATGCTGAGTTCTTCATTGACTATAAGGCAAACGCTCAGAATAAGGTTCTGGCCGATTCTATTCGTAAGCGTCTGAAGCCCTATACCAGCTTCGAGTGCTTTGGTCCCATCGTCAATCAGCAGAAGGTTGAGGAAGTTGAGACCGAGAACATCTGGGGTGGCCCTAATAAGATGAAACGCCAGAGCACTCCTGCAGTTCGTAAGCTGTATATCGAGGGTGTTAATCCCGATTCCTTTGACCCGAATCCCAGTGATAAGGATGCAGAGCCCACCTATACCGAAGATAATATTTCCGAAGCACGGGCAAAGATTGCTGCTAACACTCAGGCTAAGAAGGACTTTGATGGCAAGGCAGCTGAGAACGATACCTCTTGGTGGGGTGGTTCTAACAAGTCCACTGCAACTCCTGCTGATGAGGAAGAGGTTGACTGGGGCTAATTTATTTTAGCCTTTAGCTAAGTAATACAGGATACCAATAAAAGAAAAGATTTAGAGAGGAATTTACATATATGGCTATGATTCGTAAGGCATCTGCTGTTCGTAAGAAGCTTCATATGCTGATTTATGGTGAGCAGGGAACTGGTAAGTCTCGTACTGCAATGCAGTTGTGTTATCTGAAGAATGCAGACGGCAAGCCGTTCCGTGTTCTGTATCTGGATACCGAGAATGGTTCTATTGATAACTATACTGAGGAATTGGAAGCCAATGGTGTGAATCCTGACAATCTGCTGATTGTTTATACCCAGTCTCTGGCAGAAGTTCAGGATTATATCAAAATGGTTACCAACGATGATGATATTGAGGATGAGAATGGTGATGTTTATCTGGACGCAGATGGCAAGCCGTTCCGTGCCGACGCTCTGGTTGTTGACTCCGCATCTATTCTCAAGATGACAGCCACCCAGGGCCTCACCGCATTCTCGCAGAAGCGTGCCAAGGTTAAGGCCGCATCTCAGGGTCTGACTGGTGATGAAAAGGCAGTCAAGATTGAGGGTGCTGGTATGGAGCTCAAGGACTTCAATACCCTGAACTTCAAGGGTCAGTCTTTGATTTTGGATCTGAATGCCTCTGGCGTGAACTACATCGTCATCTGCCGTGAGAAGGATGAGAAGCATACCAAGGTTGTGAATGGTTCTATTGTAAGTGAGCCGACTGGTCGCAAGATTCCTGATGGTTTTGCCGGTCAGGAGTACAACGTTGATACTGAGTTCCGCCTGTATTTCCAGGATGGTCAGCAGCTCGCTTTCTTCGATAAGGATCGTACCGGTATGCATAAGGGTGGTGAGGTCGTTGAGGATTTGACCCTGCTTGAGTATCAGGACATTATCTCTAGTAGCGCAAAGAATCGGGAGAACGTCATCAAGAACGGCCTGAACGAAGCTGTTAAGACTGAGGTTAAGCTGAGTATGCGTGACCTTGGTATCGAAAACGATGAGCCGGATGATGTTCCGGCAGATAAGAGTTCCGACAATAAAGAGCCTTCTCTGGATGACATTAAGGCAAAGCTGAATGACCTGATTGCTTCCGCTTCTCCTGTAAAGAAGAGCGCAGCGCAGAAGGCTGTTAAGGCGGCTGGCCTGTCTACCGCATTCCGTTCTATGACTGATATTGAGGAACTGAAGAAGGTTGCCGCAGTCATGGAGAAGGAACTGGCTTAATGGAACTAACCCGTAAATGCAAGATTTGCGGGAAGAATATTTTCATCGAGCGAGACCGTAGCATGTTTTTCTACGACAAGACTGGTTTTTACCATAAGGATTGTTTTGTAGGAAAAAAGAAAAATCAAAAACGCCCTTGGACAGATGACCTGCTAAGGGCATTTTTTGACAAAGTGAAAGACACTACGGACAAAAAGGTCGATGACCTTCTTTCCAAAAAGAGAGAGCAAGACCACAATCGTGAGCTTGCACGTATCAAACAGGAAGAGAAAAAGATTCTTTTCGATCATATTCGAGATACATACGCCCCGGCGGTTGTTCCGGGGGGCCTCTTCTTCAAACATATTCCTCCGCTAGAACTTTACTATATGTGGGTTCTAGCGAAACCCCGACTAGATAAAATAATTACCGAGAAAGAAGCAAAGGGTTGTGATATGAGTCAGCGATGGAATTACGACTTGGCTGTTTTATTGGCTCAATATCCTAGTTATCTCGAACGAAAAGAAAGACTAGCTTCGATTCGCAGTGAAAGCGAAGACAAAACGAAGGAAAATCTGACTGAAACGGTACTGAAACGGATGAAAACAGCACCGAAACAGAGTAAAAACGAGAATGAAATTGATATAAGTGCAATTCTCGATGAGATATAAAAGAGGTTGGTAAATGGATAATACAGTTCATGATGCTCAGAGATTGAAGGAGCTTCAGGCCCTTCCTCTTGAGCGAAAGATTCAAATCACTCAAAATCGCATCCAAGAATGGTATATGCACTATGATGGTGGTGTGTACGTTAGTTTCTCTGGCGGTAAAGATTCTACTGTTCTTGCTTATCTGACAAAGCAGTTATTCCCAGATGTTCCGCTCGTGTTTAGTAATACTGGTTTGGAATACTCGTCAATCCAGAAATTTGCACGAGACGCAGATGCGGTTTTTGTTTATCCCAAGATGGGATTTAGTGATGTGGTCTCTACATATGGTTATCCTCTTATCTCTAAAGAAGTGGCAGAAGCGATTTACTACGCTAGACGAATCAGAAATAGCGGCGCAGCCACCATGAGAGAGAGAGAGAGAGAGAGAGAGAGAGAGTAAGAACAACTCTCAGGAAAAGACCAGAACTTCTGGGTTTAAGGAAACGCAACGTAGAAGAGGTGACATCTCCGGGAGGTGTCTTTAGCGACACAGTACATAATACTGAATGGAAGGATTGGAGACGAAATTGTCTTTGCAACACTTCTGTTTTTGGTGAGAAGTCTATGTTCAATAAGGAGAAATGGCTTCCAGCAGCGGAAGAGTTACCGTTTGCGATTTCTCATTACTGCTGTTCAGTTATGAAAAAAGGTCCGATGAAGAAGTACGCAAGGGCAACCAAGCGTAAACCTATTATTGGAACGTTGACTGATGAAAGTCGTATTCGTAAGCAAGCTTGGATTCGACATGGGTGTAATGCTTTTGATAGCAAGTCTCCAACAAGTCAGCCTATGAGTTTTTGGACCGAGCAGGACGTGCTCACTTTCATCAAACAGTCAGGAATTCAAATTGCGGATGTCTATGGCGATATTGTTCCTACGAGTGATAAGCCGGATGCGCCATTGTGCTGTACTGGGTGTGATCGTACCGGATGCACGTTTTGTGGATTTGGAGCTCACAACAAGAACGATAATAGATTCCTGACACTTGCCGAACTTGACCCAAAGAAGTACGAGTATAGTATGAACGGTGGGCAATGGGTAGATAATCCAAAGTATGATGCAACTGCACCAGAGTATGATGGCGTATGGAAGAATTGGAACCCGAAGAAAATCTGGGTACCAAGCAAAGAAGGTCTTGGACTGAGAAAAGTATTCGATATGTTTAATGAACTGTATCCAAACAACAAAATTCAATATTAAAAAATATAAAGGGAGGTGGATGAGTGGAACTCATTTCAAATATCCCGAACGAAATTCTATTTGTTGGCGCAATTTACAAGCATCCTGACTATTTGGTCGAGTATGGACATTATGTTAAGAGCAAGTACGATTTTGCCGATGAAGCAACAAAATTTTTCTACGATGCAGCGTTAATTATTTATGAAACTCGGACTCAAGAATTTAATAAAACGTCTGTTTTAACGTTTATGGCTGAAGACGAGTCCAGATTGTCACAATATAAGCGGCTGAAGGGCTGGTCAACCATTGAATACTACATGAGCCTTGCGAATGACGATGACATCAAGGGATACTTTAATATCTTGAAGAAATATTCGCTACTTCGTGAGTACCAGAGAAACGGATTTAATATTGAAGGAATCTTGAAGCATCGACAGTTTGAAATGTTTGATGCTCAGGACATTTACAAATTGATTCGTGGCAAGGCCGACAAGATCAATACGGTTATCATTACAAACGATGATGCTGAGATTTTGAATAATGGTCTGCTGCCAATGGTCAATGAACGTCTGAGCGTTCCCGATATGGGTTTGCCGTTCCAGTACCCCATCATGAACGATTTGTTCCGAGGATTGAAGCTGGGCACTGTGATGTTCAATGGTATGCCATCTAACGCTGGTAAGACTAGATACATGATGGCGATTGTTGCATACGTCACATTGGTTCAAAAGCAAAAAGCTCTTTTGCTGCTGAATGAGATGGATCTTGAGTCAGTCCGGTATTGCTTACTGGTCACCGTCATCAATAATCCTGAGTTTCAAGAGTTGCATGGTCATCGCTTCCACAAGGATGAGCGAGAAATCACCCTTGGAATGTATCGGGATGCAAAAGGAAACTTCATCTTCCGAAAGCAAAACGAAGACGGAGAATACATAGAAAGCATTGATGAGTTTACCGCCCGTGTCTACGAGGAAAGCGAAGAGTACCGCAATGTGCTTGATGTTTGCCAGTGGATTGAGAGCGAATCACAAGGCTTGATTATCGCAAAGGATGTTTCTGCTGATTATAGTGATAAGTCCCTGCGATTTGAAATCCAGAAAGCAGCTCTCACTCAGGGAGTTAAGTATGTGTTCTACGATACTCTAAAGAACGACATTGCATCTATTGGTGAATGGGCAGCATTTAAGGTTACAGCCACCGAGCTTGAAGAGATTGCGAAAAATCTAAAGATCTTTATCTACGGTAGTATCCAGTTGGCTGAAAATGCCCATGAGTATCTTCCTGATGAGCTAAATTCAAACAACATTGCTGAGTCAAAAATGATTAAGCATGTTGCTTGGACGATGGTTCTGTTCAAGGAGATTCCAAAAGACAAGTTCGTGAAATATCAATACATCTCTCATGACCCTGAGTGGGGCGGTGACTGTGCCCATCGGCTAAATCCAGATAAGCGGTATTACGTTGGAAACATCGATAAAAATCGTTTTGGTGAGAAAAAGAAAATCATGTTTGAAGTGAATTTGAACCAGAATGTCTGGAAAGAGGTCGGTGTCTGCACCAGAAAGTAAGGAACTACAATGGTAAATATCGCAGATCTGAAAAATTACATTCTTGAAGAACAACAGATTGAGCCGATTCTGGAGGAACTTGGGTGTCATCATATCAGTCACAAGACTGGTTATTACCAGTGTGCAAATCCAGATGGCGACAATAGAACGGCACTCTGCATTTACGAGAATGAAAATCTTACTGCGGTAGATTACACACGAGATATTGCCAATGGAAAGACCAGTTATGATTTGATTTCTGTCGTCCAGTTCTTTCTGGAACTGTCTTTCCCAAAAGCTATTAAACAAATCTGCGAATGGGTTGGGCTTGACTATTATCACAACTTTGAGGAAGACCTTCCTAAAAGTATGTTGATTTTAAAAGAGCTCATTGCCATGCAAAATGAAGGTGAAGAACACGAGGATGACCGTCCGATAGTCCCCATCTCCGAAGCTATCCTCGGTTATTATAAACCTTATGTGAACCAGATTTTTGCTGACGATGGGATATCTTATGAGACGCAGCAGGAATTCGAGATTGGCTTTGATGAACTGACAAATAGAATCACGATTCCAATCAGAGATGAAATTGGTACTCTGGTTGGTGTAAAGGGAAGATATTTTGGTAAGCCGCCTGAAGGTGAATTAAAGTATCTGTATCTTGAGCCGTGTGCCAGAAACCGTATTCTGTATGGTTTGTTTAAGACAGAGCCGTATATCAAGAATGAAGGTCTGGTATATGTTGGTGAGGCTGAAAAGTCTGTCATGCAGATGTGGAACATGGATGTCTGTAACTGTGTGGCGACTGGCGGCAAGAAGGTTTCACAGAATCAAATTGAAATTTTGACACGTCTTTGCGTTGATATTTGTTTTGTCTTTGATAAAGACGTTCAGCTTAGTGAGCTTATGGTTCTCGCCAATCGATTTGTCGATGGCGTAAGTGTGTATGCTGTAGTAGATGATAAAGGGATTCTGGATGAAAAAGAAGCCCCAACTGACAATCCTGAAAAATTTAAGGCATTGATTGAGAACTGCGTTAGGAGAATTAAATGAATGTAAAGCTATGGAAGGGAAGTAGGAACGACCTATCAGACCCGATCGGAACGATTATGGAGAATAGAGGAGTTGAGGATTATAAGACCTACATGAATCTGGATGATTCTTGCTTAAATTCTCCGTGGATGCTGGACAATATCGAGTATGCCGTCATGATGTTGAATAAACACCTTTGGAAAAAGTCTACCATCTCTATCCTTGTGGACTGTGATGTGGATGGTTTTACAAGTGCTTCGATGATGTTTCAGTATTTGAAAGCAATTGGTTATTTTGGAAAAATCAATGTTCTGCATCATAGTGGCAAGGAACATGGACTCTCTAAAGAAATTGAGGTCCCACCTGAAACTACCTTGCTGATTATTCCTGATGCTGGCAGCAACGATGTTGAACAGTGTAAGGAACTTCGTGATAAGGGTATCGATATTCTGATTCTTGACCACCACATCTGCGATAGAGAGAATCCTTACGCAGTAATCGTCAATAACCAGAATGGTACATATCCTAACAAGGAACTGTCTGGTGCTGGCGTGGTATATAAGTTTCTTCAGGCTGTTGATGAATATAATTGGACTGATGTTGCAGACCGGTATCTTGATCTGGTAGCAATCGGAAATATCGGTGATGTCATGGATATGCACTCGCATGAGACAAAGCGCCTTTGCACGAAAGGTCTGGCACGAATTGTGAATCCGATGATTTGTGCTTTGGTTGAGGCGAATAGCTTCAACATCAAGGGTGACCCGACTATCAATGATGTTCAGTTCTACATCGTTCCGATGATGAACGCACTGATTCGCGTTGGCTCATCCGAGCAAAAGAAGCGGATGTTCCGTGCGATGGTCGGTGAAGAGCAGACTTTCCAGTACACTCCGACTCGTGGCAAGAATGCCGGTGTTACGATTGACGAGACTCTGGCGCAGCATGTAGCTCGTGAGTGTTCGTCTTGCAAGTATCAGCAAAATAAGACCAAAGACAAGGCTGTCGCAGAGCTTCAGGAGTTGATTGAAAAGCATAATGCAGACCAGAATAAGATTCTCTTCTGTAACTCTACTGGCATTCTTGACAACACTCTGACTGGTGTTGTGGCAATCAAGCTGGCTGAAATGTATGCAAAACCGTGTGTGCTGCTTCGTACCTTCGCTGATGAACCGGATTATTACGGTGGCTCGATGAGAAATCCAGACGGTTCTCCGATTGAAAGTTTAAAGGAGTTCTTGATGAGCACCGGAGATTTTGAGTCAGTTCTTGGTCATGATAATGCTGCTGGTGTGAAAATTAAGAAAGAAAATGTACCAAAGGCGATTGCGGATTGCAATGAGCTGCTTAAAGATGTCACGATGAGTAAGGCAATCGTAGTTGATTTTGATTTTGACTATAGTAGGCTGACTGTTGCATTGCCGAAGACCATGTATGAAATGCATAAAATCTGGGCACAGGGAATCTCCGAACCGTATTTCTACATTAAAAATATTCCGCTAATTCATAGTGGATGTGCTCCGATGGGCAAGAACGGCAATATGTGGAAGTATTCTGATGAGGAAAAAGGCATTGATTTTGTGTGCTTTGCTGATAATGGTCGGATGATTGGCTGGATCAACAATGACTTCTATGGTGGTCAGGAAGAGAAATACATCAATGCTATATGCCGGTTATCTTTAAATCAGTACGGAAACAAAGTAACTCCGCAGGCGCAGATTGTTGATTTTGAGGTGATTTGATATGGGAAATTGGAAGCGTGCTATCGCTATCGACTTTGATGGGACTCTCTGTGAGAATAATTATCCTGATATCGGTGAACCAAACTGGAATGTGATCTACCAGGCAATTCAAGAACAGAAGCACGGTGCTGGTCTGATTCTCTGGACTTGCCGGGAAGGAAAGCTTCTGTATGACGCAATGGAGGCTTGCTTTGATTGGGGCATTCAGTTTGATGCAATCAATGAGAGTCTTCCTGAGTGGAAAGAGCATTTTGGCACTGCTCCTAGAAAGGTTGGAGCTGATGAATATTGGGATGATAAGGCTAAGGTTGTGAAGAATGGAGAGTTGATTGATAATGACTAATGCAAATAATTACGATTTATCGCTAAACCTTTTGAATGACGCGCACCAATCACTCGCACACGCTATATCGAATTTAGAGTTGCTTCGAGAAGGAACTACATTTAATCAGGTTCTAAATGATGACACGCATGTTATTGAACCGGATGAGCTGACTCATATCCTTGATAAATTTGCAGAGCAGCATCCAGATTGGGAGATTTGTATCGAAACTGACCACGGATCGGTTAGTGAGAAATTCAAGATGGATCATGTTTTTTACGAAGGAATGGGAGATATGATTGTTCTTGATTTTGAGTGAGGTGACGGATGGTTTATATTACAGGTGATATTCATGGCGATTTTAATCGGTTTTTAGAATTGGGAAAGTTTTGCCATAAACATAATTTTGGAAAGAATGACTGGATTATCTGTCTTGGCGATGTCGGCCTAAATTACTACGGTAAGGATGATCCTCGCGAATGGAGCATTAAGACGATTGCGGCAGATATTCCTGTGAATCTGTTTTGTATTCATGGAAATCATGAACGCCGTCCATCTCGCAAGGATGGCTATAAGACAAAAAAAATCAGTGGAGATATTTGCGGTAAGGTGTGGCATGACCCACATTATCCAAATCAGTATTTCGCTATTGATGGCGAAGTCTATCAGATTCTTGCTGACAGGGAAGTATTAAACTGTCTTGTTTGCGGCGGAGCATATTCTGTGGACAAGTATTATCGGCTAGAGTGGGGATATAATTGGTGGCCGGACGAACAGCCGAATGAGAAGACTAAGAAAAAGATCTGGAATATTACACATGACCCTCAAATCGATGATATTGATGTTATGCTCACGCATACCTGTCCATTCCGGTTCATTCCAACTGAATTGTTTATCGGTGGTATTGATCAAAGCACAGTAGATCAGTCAACTGAAATATTCTTTGATAATATATACGAATGCTATCCTAACGATTGTAAACCATTCTGGTACTTCGGCCATTTCCATGGTAACAAGTACACCGATGACTATGTGATGCTTTTTGATGACGTTATTAAATTTGGAGATAAGGTGAAAACGAATGATTAAAGATAGAAATAAAGGGCTGCGAGTCCTTGATTATATCGACGAGAATGAAATTTTAGCGCAGTTGTCAGAAGAGGCTTCTGAAGTTGCAAAGGCTGCATTAAAGCTTCGCCGGGCTCGTGATAGAAAGAACCCTACACCAGTAAGTATTCGTGAAGCGTGGGCTGATTTGAATGAAGAATACGGCGATGTACTCAATTGCCTATATGCGTTGTTTAATGACGACGATGACCGTATTTATGATTTTTTTGAACATGCAAATATTACTGCCGATGAGAAGCGCAAGCGCTGGATTAAGCGTCTGAAGGAACGCGACCAGTTTTAATGGTGAAAGGAGAATAGA